GTTGAGCACGTGGGATGATGGTTGTAAGGGGGGCGACTATGGAGGGGGGAACGCTGAGTACGTGGAAATCCCGCTCGAGACGAACGAGAGCGGACCACCCAGCAACTACGTGATTCTCAAGGAGGGTTCATGATTCGCATGATGGGAGCACGTGTACTCGTGCAACGTATCGAGGAGCGGAAGGCGGAGTCGGAACACATCATTATCCCGGACACGATCCAGGAGAAGCCGTCGAAGAACGGGATCGTCTGGGCTGTCGGTACCCTACAGCAGGGGGGCATTGAAGTCGGTGACCTCATCATCATGAAGGACTTTGTCGGTGCCCCTTGCCCTGTCGTTCTCCCGGGGGACGAGCGCACGACCGAGTGCATGATCGTGAACGAGGACGACATCCTCGCGGTCATCGAGGGCGTATGATTCGAACGATGTTCATTGCACGTAACGCTGATCCTTCTGTGTGGGAGGTCTTGCGCAACGTACGGAATGCTTGTGTCGATGGCTTGACTGGCGTCCGACAGCCGGTCACGCCGGGGGCGCAGGAAATCTACCGCAGGACGTACAGCGAGCACATCCGCCACTATCTCTTCATGGATAACAGCAGCGGAGCACTCTCACCGATTGGGTTCGCTCGCATCGCGATGCGCGATGGTTTCGCGTGGCCCTCGTGTGGCGTGCCCTCGTGGGCGCGAGGTAAGGGTTACGGGTGGGAAGTCGTCAAGCGGACGCTCCTCCTCGCAGGTTCGGACATGAAGGGCGAACTGCTCCTCAGCAACAAGGCGATTCAGCACATCGACTACGCCCTCGGTTGGGTGAACGATGGTCCGCCGAAGGGTGACGTGCAACCGATCAAGTGCTCATGGCCCCCGCCCTTCGTCAAGCTCGGGCAGCAGACGCAACAGGAATCGTTCGACGAGATCGTGAGGTACCATGAAAATCTTGGTGACGGGTTGGCGGCGGGGGATCGGAGCGGCTGTAGCTGCGATCGTAGAAGCCACTGACCATGAGGTGGTGCGGTTCGTCGGCGACGTCGCTGACGAGATCGACTGGGCGATGACACCTCCGGTAGATGCGCTCGTGAACTGTGCGGGTATCGGGTTCACGAATCCTCTGGGGCACGAGTCGCTTGAACAGTTCGACCGTGTGATGGCGGTCAACTTTCGTGGGCCGGTACTCGGCATGCGTCATGTGCTCCCTCGGATGGTCGAAGCCAAGCGAGGGCACATCGTCAACATCACCAGTATCTACGCCGAAGACGCAGGGGTTGGGCTGTCCTTCTCCTACCACACATCGAAGGCTGCGCTCAGTATGGCGACGCGTAACGCCGCTCGCCGGTACGCACGGCACGGTATCCGGATCAATGAGGTCCGTCCCGGGTTCACTGACACAGAGATGTCGAAGGCGTACTGGACTAGCCAGGGTTACCGTGAGTACGTTAACGGCGGAACACCGTTGCAGCGGATGGCCCACCCGGAGGAGATTGCGAAGGTCGTGATGTTCCTTCTCTCAGACGAATCGTCGTACATGACCGGAGCGTCGGTCGCAGTGGATGGAGGATGGCTAGCATGACCTATATTCCGCTCTTCAAGGTGATGATGACGCCCGTTGCGAAAGATGCTGTCGCCCAGGTGCTCGACTCCGGCTTCATCGGCCAGGGTGCTGTTGTTGATGAGTTTGAGAAGGAACTCGAACGGATCACCCCGTACGGCGTCGTCAGCATGAACTCGTGCACCTCCTCGATCCACGCCGTCCTGATGTACCTGGGCGTAGGACCGGGAGACGAAGTCATTTGCCCTCCACTCACGTGCGTCGCTTCGATCGCACCTGTGCTCGCTGTCGGTGCCCGCCCGGTGTGGGCGGACGTTGACCGGACCACTGGTAACATCAACGAGTTCGACGTCGCGATGAAGGTCAACCGACGGACGAAGGCAATCATCGCGGTGAACTGGACCGGACGGCCGCCCGACTACGCGGGCCTCTGCTCCACGGGTATTCCGGTCATCGAGGACGCAGCGCACGGCCCGCTCATCGGTGATCGTGCGACGGGTGACTTCATCTGCTACAGCTTCGGCCCGATCAAGCACCTGACCTGCGGTGATGGTGGCGCAGTCTCGACGCCTAATCCAGCAGCGAGGGCAGCCCTCCGGTTGCTCCGGTGGTACGGGCTCGACCGGACATCGTCGAAGGATTTTCGTTGTGCGCAGGACATTCAGGAAGCGGGGATGAAGTTCCACATGAATGACATCAACGCCTCGATCGGGCTGGCGAATCTGAAGAAGCTCCAGAGTGTCGTCCTCCGTCACCAGATTAACGCAGGCTCGCTCTGGGCGGAGCTAGGGGACCTGCCCTTCCTGGAGCAGATTCCCTTCTCTGTCTCGTCGAATTACTGGGTGTTCCCGATCAAGCTGTACGACCCGGAGGATCGCGACAAGCTCAAGCTTCATTTGGAGAACTGCGGGATCATGTCTTCGCAGGTCCACGCGCGAGTGGATCACCACAGTGCGTACAAGTTTCCGAACGGGGACTTGCCCGGGCTCGATGAATACGATTCGTGTCACCTGAACATCCCGTGCGGGTGGTGGGTGACCGATGAGCAGCGTGCCCACATCATCGCGTCGGTTCGGAGTTTCGCACTATGATCACCCTCGGAGTGGTGATCGCAACACCTGGGCGCGCGTCTCTGCTACGTACGATCAACTCGATCCAGAACCAAGGGCTGATCCCCGGCGACGACATCCTCATCGTGGGGGACGGTTACCACAAGCAGACGGCAGAACTTGTCGAGCTTATCGGTCCGCCGTTCCGCTACGTTGCGACGACGAAGACGCGCGACTGGGGGCACTCGCAGATTAACTACGGACTCAAGCACGTGAAGGGAGATTGGCTCGTCCTCCAGGATGATGACGACATCTTCCTCCCTCGGGCATTCGATGAGATTCGTCGGATCGTGGGTGAACTCAGGCAGCCGGAGGTGATCATTGGCCGCGTGATGTCGCCGTACCTTGGGCTCCTTTGGCGTGCACCTGGGGCGGAGCCACTCGATGGCCACTGTCTCGTGGTGCCGAACAACAAGGAGAAGCTCGGCTACGTTGGTTCGGAGTATGCAGGCGATCAGGTGTGGTTGAAGACGAACATCGAGGCGTACGAGAACTACACTTGGGCCGACCGCTGCTGGACGCTCACGCGCCCGGAGTGGAAGCTCTGGCCCTCGCTGGCTCGAACTACTGAAGTCGGTTCGATCTGGAGCTTCTCGCGCAGCTACGGGAGCATGGGTGTGGGGTTGCTTTCTTTCACGTGGGACGCCGAGAGGAAGAAGTACTGGGCGAACTTTGCACCGGACCCTGATGAGAAGATTACGGCCGCTGAGTACAACGAGATCGGACAGTTTGCAGCATGGGCAGGGCAAGGTAACGATGTGTGGTTCACTGCGGACCCAGACAACGAGGAGATGATTGAGGGACTACTCAGCTTCAACTACGAGTGGCACCAGAAGCAGGGCGACTACGGGGACCTTGTTCATGAGTGGCCGGCTCGACGGTTCGTTCCTCCGGAGGAGAAAAAGTGAGCATGTTTCGACAACAACTGGAGGCGATCGGTAGCGCGCTGCTACTGATTGAACGGCTGCCCGCCGATGCAGTGTGGGCTCTCGAAGTGACGAATGATGATGACGCTGAGTCGCCGACTGTGCTCAACGTCTTCGCCCCCTCGGACGCATGGGCCAAGCTGATGGTCTCGCTCCGTCTGGGCAAGCCGACTGACCGTAGCACTAGTGAGAACGGAGAACAGTTTATCTCTTTTCGCCAGGGGACACTGTTGATCTCTATCATTGAACATGGTGATTCCGCCTGAGTGCATGGATTTCGACCACGTCAGAGGACGTAAGCGTTTTTCTATCAGCAAGTCTATGTCGCGCTCAAAACAGGCATTTCTAGAAGAGATCGCGAAATGTGATCTCGTCTGCGCTAACTGTCACCGAATCAGAACCAAGAGGAGAAAACAACATGGTTGATAGCAATGAAGGACAAGATCAGGAACCGATGACTCCGCCAGACACGACGACTGAGACGACGGACACGATGGCGGACGTCTCGGTCCCCGAGGGGCTGCGCGAGGTGGACCCGGAGAAGATGCGGCAGATTCGTGAGAAGATGGCTGAGTTCCTCACCAAGCGAGGGCAGACCATCTCTGGCTCCGAGGACCCTGATAGTCCGCCTCAGGTCGGCGGGCTCGAAGGTGATAAGCCGGTGGGAGCGACGATCTCGGGCACTGATGTGGACTGGTCGGAGTATGACCTTCCGTATAGCGTGCGTCACCTCTACCCGAAGGCGCAGCTTCGTGAGACTCCGCAGGGTGTCAAATGGGTTGCTCTACTCCAGGAGTTCTACTCGACCGAACGTGACGCGAAGAGCCACGGGAAGCGCGTGAACATCCCGGGTGCGAACGACAAGTCTGCAACCGAGCCGTTGAACCTCGGCGAGTATCTGACCGAGATGGTCAATGGACCGGACGGCTGGTCGATTGCAGCGATCCTTCCGGGCAACCTGGGTAAAGGCTCGGTGATCCTCCAGAAGCAGACGCCGTACATCCTGCCTGATCCGCTCCCACTCAAGAAGGCGGAGGAAATCGAAGCTCCGAAGTCTGGTGAGTTGACCGAGATCGAAAACGCTGCGCTGGCGTTCGCGGAGGAAGAGGGCTTGACTCCGCCCGAGGTCGTGAGCGAAGATGTGAGTGAGGAGACACTGTCGCAAGTGGAGATCGATTTCGCTGCTGCTGAAATCGCTGCCGCCGAGGACTTCGCCCGTCGGGCGCTCCCTCGTGGGGCGGTCGAGGTCGAGGAAGGGACCGGTGCGATTCCGATGCGTGCGGAGAATGCGGTCGCTGCGGCTCTCGCTCGTAATGTGGGTGAGACTGTGGCTCCTCCGGTACCGACGGGTATTCAGCCTCCGGCTGCCGAACGGGACACTGGCGCAGGCGGTGAGCAGTTCGATGGCGCTGCGGGCATCGAGAATGTCCGTGCGGGGATGCGGAACCTGCTTGATAACGACAGCTTGCCGAATGCATAACAGGGAACTAGACAAGTGTGATCTTGCTTGGGCGGCCGGGATTGTGGATGGAGAAGGTTCTATTTACGGACGCCGTGTTGCCAGGGATGGCTCTCGTGGTTGGACTTCTCTCGATCTTCGATTGAGTGTAGCGATGACACATCGACAGACCATCTACGATCTGTCCCGGCTCTTCGGCCGAGGATCGGTACTGAAGGAGAAGAAGAAAGCCGCCCACTACAAGCAATCATATCGATGGGTAGTGACTACACAGCAGGCTGCACGCGTTCTCCGTCTGCTCCGTCCTTACTTACGGACGAAGAAAAAGCAGGCTATTTTGCTAGTTGAGATCGCAGAAGAAATGGAGGGCATGACATCAAACCGTACACGACTCTCTCCACGTCGTCAACAGTGGCAGGATAGACGACTTGAACAGATCAGGAGATTTAACCGTGCCTAACCCGTACTACGTAAACGTGTCTTCGGTGCAAGATTTTTTTCAGTGCCGCTTTAGGTGGTGGTGCAAGTGGGTGCAGAATCGCGTCCCAGTTGCGTCCTCCCCGGCACTCGATGCCGGCAAGCTCTTGCACACGATCTTCGAAGCGTACTTCAACGGTGAAGAACCGCTGGAGAAGATCGCGATGAGCCAGTGTGCGGAGTTTCGGAGGGGCATCTGGTTGGAGCACCCGTCGTCTCAGCCGACACTCAATAAGGCGGTGCAGACGATCGAGGATATGATCGAGGCGTTTCCCCTGTGGACTGACCACTACCCGGTGACTGAGTCGTTGGAGGTTGAAGAGCCGTTCGAGTATCAAGACCCGGAGGTTCCATGGCTCGTGTGGCGTGGCCGTCCCGATAACGTTATCGTGATTGCTGACCGTATCTACCATCGGCAGAATCGTGGGCTCGCGGCTTCGATGAACTTCGGTACGTACGCGCGTCTTCAGAAGCGGAGTTACCACGAGCACCTGTACGGCGAGCACCTTGCGAAGAAGTACGCGAAGAAGAAGAACAAGAAGGGCAAGGTGCTGAAGTACGGGGGCACGCAGTTCAATCTTGTTCGCAAGCTCAAGTTCCGTACGAACGTGGGGAAGAAGAACGAGAACACGAAGACGCCGGCTGAGATGTTCTGGCAGCACATCGTGAACTACGACATGGAGAGCGGGTTCCACAGCGCGGTGATGTTCTCCATGCGGCAGCACGTGATGGAGATGAAGCAGATCATCGAGAGCGGTGTGATCCCGGCTCCCAACGAGAAGATGAACGGAGGCTACGGTGGCAACAGCGAAGACCCCTACTTCCGTGTCCTCATCGGCGAAATCAGTCTCGAAGATGTCGAGGTCTTCAAGGACCGAAAGGACACCTATGCGCCGGTCACTGAAGAGTGAGATCGACCTACTCTGGTCCATCCTCCCTCACCCCCCAGGAAGTGTCGTTCGTTGCTTTTCAAGAGGTGGTGATGCGCGAGATGGCGACTTCGCTCGTAATCCCAGGGAACTGGTCGCGTTCGCGCGAGCATACGTTGACCGCAATGTATACGTCGCACCGAACCCTACAGGAAGCACTCTGGGAGCACGTCACACGGCGGCTGAGGTAACACACTGGTCCTATTTCCTGATCGACATGGACCCGATTGAAGAAGAGCACTCACCGTACAACGCTCTCGGGGGAGCACTCGCTCTCTTCGGTTCATGGGGCGGCCAGGACTTTTTCAAGCACCCGCCGATCATCATCGATAGCGGTCGTGGGGTGCAGGCGTGGATCAGGCTCGATGACGTTCCGATGCTGCTACCGGGCTTCATGTTCGCCGGTGACATCGTTACGGAAGAAAGCAAGCGCATTCCTGGAGTGTGCACAGCAGTAGGCACGGTTGCTTCGGTCGCACGACGCGTCAACGGTTACTGGCTCAAGCGGCTCGACGAAGCTCTCGGTGTGACGTACGGTTGTCGGATCGACACAAGTGTCAGCGATTTGCCACGTGTGATGCGCTGCCCGGGGACGATCAACCGCAAGACAGGGCGGATGGCGTACCTCGTTGAGCCCTCGGTGCATGTGTACAAGGGGCTCGCGACGAAGCTCATCGAGGGGACACCGAAGACGGCGCTCATCGATCCAGAGACGCCCCGGGGGCTCGCTCGTGGGCTCCCGTGGCAGGATGTCTATCCGCATCTCACACGGACTGCTCAAGTGTATCTGACGTTCGGGCAGGCTGAGCCGGGTCGCCACAAGGTGATGTGGCATACCGCGAAGAAGTTGAATGAACTCGGTGTCTCACGCGAGGAAGCGAGAAAGGCGTTGAGTCATGCGAACAAGCTTCGCGGGAAGGGAGAGCAACTCGAACCTGAGCAGGTCGAACATGCGCTGAACACGGCCTATGGGGCTTGACAGAACGCTGTGGAAAATGAGAAGATACACTAGGAGCACCACCCACTCACACGAGGAGGAACAGATGTCGCAGAACACCAGCACTCTGACTGTCGATACGTACGAGATCGGCGTCTCAAACGGAACCTACATCATCCTGATGAACGGTGAACCGCTGACGGATCGCAACAGTCGCACGCGCTTTTTCGCGTCCCGCAACTCGGCGCGCAAGACGATCTCTCGCATCCGTCGGGGCGTCACGAACTAACAAAGTAGGAGAGTGAATGGCAAAGAACGTTCTCGATTTTCTCGAAGGCGATGAGATCGACGAGATCGTCAAAGAGAGGATCATGATCTACGGTCGCGCCGGCGTGGGTAAGACCCGCTTCGGCTTGTCTGTCCCCGAGTCCTGGGGGCGGATTGCGTACTACGCGGCCGACAAGAACTCGTGGCTCCTCCAGTCGATCTCGAAGAGCAAGCGCAACCGTGTCAAAGTTATGCGACCACGTGGTGACGATCCGACGGCTCTCTTCATGCAGTTCTGCATGATGGAGTTCGATGACGACATCGGCGTGCTGGTCGTGGATACCTACACGAAGGTTGCGCTCGACTCGATCAGCTACTGTGCGAACTCTCTATCGCTCGATCGGGAGAAGCACTACGTGGTTGGTGAGATCGGAAAGGGAGGGATCGCGATCCCGAATCGCGGTGACTACCAGGGTGTGGATGGCTTGTCGAAGAACTACCTCGACATGCTGTTCGATCGTCATCCAGATAAGCACATCATCTTCATCTGTCATGAGGAGTCGAAGCCCCTTCCTGATGGGAGCGGTTCGGTCGGTGGTCCGCAACACCCGGGTCGCCAGATGATCGACTACCTGCCGGCGCAGTTCAGCACGGTCATTCGACTCGTGCGCGATGAACTCATCATCCCGGGTGAGGAAGATGTCAGTGCGGTTGTTGTGGCGATCACAGAGAACGACGGGAAGTTCGTCGCGAAGCTCCGCACGAGTGACGAGGAGGCAGCGAACCCGCTCGCCCGCCGTGTGCTCGAACGGAATCCTTCGTCGTGGTGGTTGGAGTACGAGGCAGCAGTCAGCGGTGATGCTCCAGTGAAGCCGAAGAAGAAGACCAAACGCGCGACTGCGGTCGCAGAGGAGGAGTAACAGATGGCGAAGAGCAACGGGCAGTCCAAGGGTGCGACTCCGGTCGCCCCGAACTTCAAGGACGTGGACAAGGCTGCGGTCCAGGCTGCGCAGGCTGCGGTCCAGGGTGGCAAGCAGGAGCCGCTGATCGTCCCGGCCGACGCTGCGGTGAGCACCGACAAGAACGGCGTCGAGTACTCGCGGTGGACGGAGCGCGCGGTGGTGCAGCAGGCGTACCGGACGACCACGAAGAGCGGCCTGATGGACGTCGTCGTCATCCTCAAGCTGCGTCAGAGCAAGAAGAACAACGGTCGGAAGGTCTTCTCGCACTTCTACATGAACCAGGGTGAGGACATCCCCGAGGGTCATGAGATCATGAACGAGCGTTCCCTCGGTGCGATTGCCACGCTGCTCGTGGCGACCGGCTTCATGCCGCAGAGCGGTTCGATCAAGGGTTCGCTGCTCGATAAGATGTTCCCGCAGAAGGGTCAGCCCGGTACGGCGAGCCCGCTCGTCAGCAAGTCGCTCATCGTCAACGTCACGCAGACGCTCGGTCCGAAGAAGGATTTCAAGACCGGCAAGGCTGTGAAGGACGACGAGGGCAATGCTGTCATGGAGAAGCGCGACTCTGGCGAGTCCTTCCTCCCCGAGAGTCAGACCACTGACGACGGTGACGAGGAAGGGGATGAGGACGGAGAGTAATGGGTGAGGTCCAGTACCCACGCAATCCTCTCACCGAAGCGATGGAGTCCCTCTCGCGCATCAACGCTGCTCATGGCCACGGCCTTCCCGTACACACCGGGGAAGCACCGCCTGCCGTGCGATCGGCCGCGATGCGTGAGCCACAGCCGGTAGAGGAACCTCTAACACCAGAAGAACACGAACGGCTCAACGCGCTTGCTCGTGCAGCCGGGATTCAGGACCCGCGTCTCGGGAATGCACCCGAGCCTGGGTCAGGTCCGCAGAGTCTGTACGACAGTATGTCCCTCGAAGAGGTGATGGCGTTGAGTGCTCCCGTGCATCCTCGTGTGCCGGACCCGCCGATGGATCGGATGACCGCACGTGAGGCAGTGGCGCATGTGACGCAGAGGGCGTACGGTCCGACTCCGGTGAATCCTGTTACGCTACCACCGGCTCCACGCATCCCGAACTTCCGTAACGTTCAGGGGATTGATCTGATCGAAGGTGTCGTCTACGTTGACGATCTGTCGTTCACGATCCCGAAGCCGGACGTTGCTGAGTTCCGTCGTTACGCAGTCGAAATTGCCCGCGCGATGATCACACAACAGATGGATGAAGCACTCGACAACTTCGCGCAGATGGCTGCGGAGGACCTGGATGGGAGGAACGAGACGGGATCGGAAAGCATGGATGCGGATGTACAACGCGAGCCCGAGAGGGATCGCACGTAATCTTCGCAATGAACACGGTCTGAGCAAGGAAGAGGCGCTCGCCTGGGCGCTCAACCTCCTCGACCCGGGAACTCGATGTTCGATCTGTGGTCTTCCTAACTACCTTCTCCGCACGTACCGGGAGAGGAACTGGCCGTGGTTCTTGGGACGTCGTTACGGAGCAGGTGCGCACCCGCGTCTCACGCTCGACCACATTGTTCCCGCAGATAACTCTGGTGGATTCCGTCCCCTGTGTAGCGCATGCAACTCGCTGCGAGGGGCGGACCGCCTGTCTGACGAAGAAGTTCTACTTGACGTCGCGTCAAAGTGGAGATGGTTCACCGGACCTCGCTTTCTGTGGTGGTTGAACACCACTCCCGGGGTGGGAGGTCGTCTGCATAGGAGCGCAACATGCCAGAAACGGGATGCACAGTGTGCAGACGGAGCCTCACCGAAGCCCGACCCACCGACGACACCGACGAATACACCCTCACCTTCAAGCCCAACGTCTGCGGACTCTGCGTTGTGACGCTGAGTCGAGCCCTCCGAGGGATCACAGAACTTCTGAAGCAGTCACATGGTGAGCGCCGTGAGCGTGTCATCGACCGGTTGACCCAAAAGCTGGAACGCAGCGGGTTCACAGTCGGTGACGCGTTTGTTACGCGCCGGAGGACAGCATGAAATACTGGTACAAGCAGTGGGAGAAGGGTAATCTGGGTATCGGCATGGGTTTCGATCCAGACGAACTCGGTCACATCGTCTTCAGTGTCAACGTGTGTTTCCCGCATGAACACGCCATCGTCTCGATCGCTCTCTTGGGGGCGTCGTTTGATTTCTACTGGTTCGAACGTGACGAGGCGACTTCCCATGAAGGAGACTAACGCGCGAGGTCGTGCTGACGCACCGTACCTATTCGTGATGGTCAGCGAACCTAGCGAAGGAATGACGGCGTGGTTTTGGCGGCTCTTGCACGCGTGTGGGATCAAGAAGACGGACGTCCGTCTTGTTTTCATGATCGACGAGCCGCCTGCTAATGCCGGAGGTAAGGCTTCCGTCGCGCAGCTACGCAGTGCCCGCCCGCGCTTCGAGCAGGACATCAAGCGTTCATCGCCGAAGGTCGCACTGCCGATGGGCACCGAAACGTTCTTCGCCCTCACAGGGATCAATGAAGGCATCTTCGACGCACGTGGCTACCTGATCCGTAAGAACCTCTTCCGTAACGTTCCGACGGAAGTGTGGAAGCAAGTCGGTACCTACGTGAACAACAGCAAGGCGACGGGCGCGAAGAAGGGCGACCCGAAGATGAAGTGGGTCAAGGAAGGACGACCGCCTCTTCTCGGGAGCAACTTCAAGGGGACTGTCATCCCCGTGTTCACGCTCGACCACATCCGCACCGAGCAGTTCGCAGTAAAGCCGGTCTTCAAGCAGGACGTTCTACGAGCGACTCGCGTCGTAAACGGTGGGCTCGTCGAGATCGACAAAGACTTCACCTACTACGGTGAGCTTGCTGACCTCCCTCCGCTGAAGGAGTGGGACTCGGTTGTCGCGATTGACATCGAAACGCATGGCATCGACAATGAAGTGATCGACCTCGTCTCCTTCAGCGACGGCACGCGTACGGCGGCCCTCGAATGGACCGAAGGAGCACGCCTCTGGGTGGAGAAGCTGTTCAAGAGTGATCGCCTGTTCGCGGTCCACAACTCACCCTTCGACATCCCTCGGCTGGTAGCGAATGGGGTGAAGATCGATCGCGAGAAGGTGATCGACAAGAAGCTGTTCGACACGATGTTCGGCGCGGTGGTTGTCCAACCGGACTGTCACAAGGCGCTCGGTCGTGTCGCGTCGCTCTACTTGGATATGGGTCCATGGAAGACGTCCTCGCGTAACAAGGTCCCGACACACTGGCGGTTGATGGTCGAGGCTGATCCGCGTCGGTACGCCGCGAAGGACTCGCTTGCAACCGTCTGGATTGCGCGCTGCTTGATCGGGGTGATGAAGGACCTTGGCTGTTGGAATCTCTTCATGGGTCAGGGTGGTCATCCTGGTCCGGGCGTCATGGCGACGATCCCCGAGCTTTCGGAGATGTCCCGTGGTGGGCTCCGTATTGCGCGCGATTACTCGCGCGTCATGTGTGCACACTTGGAACGCCGCCTGTTCCGTTACCTCAAGCTGTGGACGCAGATGTTCCCGAGCGTGAGCGCGACGTCGAGCCAGCAGGTCGCGAAGCTCCTATACAAGGAGTGGGGCCTGCCGGTGAATCGGACGACGGAAGACGGAACGAGCGTGGATGAACTCGCCCTCGTTAAGAGCCGATCGTTTGTCGATCTGAATCGTGACACCGATCTGCATCCGGGCGCGTGGCGGAGCGATCCGCGAGCTACCCCGCGTACGTTCGACCTGCTGTTGAAGATCAGGAAGACGAGCAAGATGCTCGGGACGTACGTCCAGCCCGTGATGCTCGGGGAAGAGAACTGGGTTCACCCGAGCTACCTGCCCGCGTCGAAGGATGACGAGCGAGGTGGGAAGAAGATGGACAATAAGGGCAATACGGCGACCGGCCGTCTGTCGAGCTACAAGCCGAACATTCAGAACCAGATGAAGGACACGATCGGTAGGTTCAACGTCCGTAATCTGTACGTGCCGGATCAGGATGACTGGTCATTCGTCGAGGCGGATTACAAGTCGGCCGAGTTGTTCGTGCTCGCAGGTGCGGCGGGCGACATGCGGTTGCTGACTGACCTTCTCTCGGGTGACATGCACGGACGCAACGCATCACGCTTTGGGATCGGACGACCGGTCGCGAAGAACGTGACGTACGCCTCGATGTACCTCGCGGGGCCGGCGAAGCAGTCCGAGATGATCCTGGAGCAGGAGCACATGTTCATTGCTCCGAACATCTGTCTCACGACGTCAGAGTCGATCTGGGGTTACTACTCAGCGACTAATGCCTACAGGCAGTTGCTGGTGGAACTCTGTGACAAGCAGGGATGGATCGAGAACGCGTTCGGTCGCGTCCGGTACTTCCACGATGGACGGGCTCCGGCCGCAGTGGACTTCATCCCGCAGAGCACCGTTGCAGACATCATCTGGTGCGTGCTGAAGCCGGTGGCAGAGCTTACTCGCAAGTACGGTGGGCGTCTCGTCACGACAGTGCACGACTCGATCTTGGTCTGCGTGCCCTCGGCTGTTCGCTACGAGGTTGCTGTCGAGATGAAGAAGATCATGGAACGCCGCTTCGACTGCGTACGCAAGGGCTTCTACATCCCGGTCGATCTGAAGATTGGGGAAGCCGGTGCTTCGTGGGGTGACCTGAAAGGATGGGAACCGAGTGTTGCGGCTTGATGAAACACAGATGGAGACGCTCTTGTTGGCCAGCATCAATATAGCACGTCTCAAAAAGGGGCTACGAGCTATGGACAAAGAGGAGTTCCAGGTTAAGGACAGCGGTGAGCGGAAGCTCTTCGGGTCGGGGATGGTGCGTGATACGGCCACCGGCAAGGTGGATTACACGCTCGCAATCGACGGCCCGATGTTTAACCGGTGGGCCACACACTTGACACGTGCGTGCCTCCAGCCCGACGGTTCCCCAGGCAAGTATCCCCCGCGTAACTGGATGCTTGCGACCGGTGAAGAGGAGTACGAACGCTTCCGGCAGTCTGCGTTCCGTCACTTCCTCGCGTGGATGGATGGCGATCGTGACGAAGACCATGCGGCTGCGGTCTTCTTCAACATCAACGGCGCGGAGTACGTGCGGAGTAAGAGCGCTCTGAATGCCCGTTAGAAAGAAATACATACGCGAATACATGAGGAAGTATAGAAAACTGAATCCAAAGCGCATCGCTGCGATCGCGAAGAAACGGTACCTGAAGAATGTCGCTCTACTAGACGCAGCGAAGAAGAAACCGTGTACGGATTGTGGTGGAAACTATCCTCCTTACGTACTTGACTTTCACCATGTGAGAGGGAGGAAAAAGTTTACTATCGGGATGAAACGTGGTGCTTCTTGGAAGACTCTCGAAGCCGAGATCAAGAAGTGTCATCTCCTCTGTGCAAACTGCCACCGCGAACGAACTTTTGGGGGTAGAAAGTGACTCTGTATTTGATAGGTTCGCTCCGGAATCCAGAGGTGCCCGCCCTCGCTGCTCGGCTACGCAAGCTTGGTCACGAGGTTTTTGATGACTGGTTCGCAGCAGGACCCAACGCCGATGACCATTGGCGGGATTACGAGAGGGACCGAGGGAACACCTTCACTGAAGCTCTGGACGGCCATGCCGCCAGACACGTATTTTCTTACGATCGAGCCCACTTGGACCGATGTGACGCGGCTGTACTACTCCTCCCGGCAGGCAAGAGTGGACACTTGGAGTTTGGATACATAATCGGTCAGGGAAAGAAGGGTTATATCCTGCTCGATAAGGACCCTGATCGGTTTGACGTGATGTACGGATTCGCGACTGCGGTCCTCAACACGGAGGAGGAGTTGTGTCGGACCCTTGGGACGACCCAGAGCGTCGATTCGTACGTGCAGTTCGAAGTTCATTGATCTGTCAGAGTGGGCGGCTTACCTGCCTGTGTTCTCCGGTGATGGGCTCTCGTTGCGTGCTCCATCATACAAGGCGCATGGCGGCACGCCGCCGACTCTACCAGACGCCGTGGTATAAGAAGTTCGAGCCTCTCTTCACAGAGGCGCTCGTTGTTCGGTTTGATCTGATCCGTGAGGCAGAAGAAGTTCTTTCGCCCGAGCAGTTCGTCAGTTCGATCCTCCCCACCCGATATAAACGGCACACGTCTCTCCTCGTAGAGATCGTGGAAGCTGTAGATAGGAAGGCAAATGCAGATCAACGTAGCAATGAGAAAGAATAACGGTATGTTCGAGGGCGCGCTGATCGTGGACGGTAAGTTCAACCGTTCGGCGTCGAATACTTCGGCGTTGTCGCTGTTCAATGGGCTGGTTGGGGGCTTGCTCGCGCAGTCGCTCGACGACGGGTCGGAACTCGGATTCCAGGTCACGATGCTCTCTAAGATCGACGTCGAGCGCCAGGATCGGCATGCGAAGATGCAGCAGGAGACTGCGACTGCGAATGCCGAGGCGGAACTTTTGGAGAAGCGGAATGCTGCGGTCATCCGTGAGCGTGAGGCTTCGAACCAGGAGGTGACCCATTTGTCCTAAGCTGCGTGCTGAACTTGTCCGGGATGAAGGCCTGAGGCTGAAGGCTTACCAGGACACGAATGGTTACTGGACGATCGGGGTCGGCCACCTCCTTGGGAAAGTGCAGCGGATGACCGAGTGCACGATGCGTGAGGCGGAAGCGTTTCTCACGCTCGACGTCGAGGACGCTGAGAAGCTCGTGCTTGAAGTGTTCGGTGCTCTAGCAGTGGGGCGTCTTGATTGCCCCTGCGATCATTTGATGTGTACCCCAGGCAAGGTCCGTCGGAGGGCGCTCATCAACATGGCGTTCAATCGTGGTGGTCATATGAAGACCTCGACGACTATCACGCCGGCAATCAAGAAGGCTCTCGTGGATGACAACTGGGCACCCGTCACCGCAGCGATCAAGGCGAGCCCGTGGGCGAAGCAGATTGGCGCACGCGCCGATCGTCTCGCTGAGATGTTGGCGACAGGAAAGGATGGCACCGAGTGAAGATTGGCGTCGATCTCGACGGAACGCTTGACCGCCCCGCGATTCTGGAAATGGTTAAGTACTTCCTCGCGCAGGGTCAGGAAGTACACATCGTGTCGGGGGCATTCCCTGATGCGGAGTGGCAGAACCGTCAGGCGAAGATGAACAAGCTCGTGCGTATGGGGCTCGCCACTGAGGCGGAACCATTCACTTATGAACTCGTCCCTGGGCTTACGCTTCACGTGATCATTGCGCTTCCCGTGGGGCCGAACAAGAACCTCGACTACGTTCTGCGTGACCTCGGGATGCGGAAGGGTACGTACTGTGAGATGAGCGGGATCACGCTCTTCTTCGACGATTCGCAGACGTACTGCGACATGATCTCGCGCGTCTCGGGTACCCTCGCACTGAGAGTCCCGTGAAGTGGGGTTTCGACCTGGATGGCACCCTCGACCATCCGGAGATCAGAGACCTCGCCAATGTCCTCTTCGACGCTGGACATGAGGTGCACATTCTGACGGGCTTCGTCCCGGGAGGAACGTACACCGAGAGCGCGAAGATGGAGAAGATCAAGCGCCTCGGCGTTCGGTGCACGCGCGTCCATCTCTGCGAGGGTGACACGATGGAGGAGATCGGGTACGTGAAAGCACAGATTCTCAATCGGCTCGACATCCCATTCATGATCGACGATGACCCGACGTTCGTGAAGCAGATGGTCCACTACTCGGCAGCACGCATCATGCTGATCGTGCGCTAAGGAGAATACATGAAGCGTAAGCTGGCAATCGTGGACGTGGAAACGGGCGGGCTCGACGTGAGCAAGCATGCACTCCTCTCTGTCGCTGTCCTCATCTGGAATGGTGGTGCGATCGAGGATGAGTACTACACGCTCATCAGGGAAGAGGACATCGTCGTTGAGGATGAAGCTATGAGGGTCAACGGTCTTGACCTCTCGGTTGTGCGCGAGCAAGGTGTTACCCCGCTTCAGGCTGTGAACGAGATTACTGCGATGTTCCAGAAGCACGACATGCGGCGGGACATTCGGATCGTGGCGCACAACGCTCAGTTCGACACCTCCTACATGAAGCGCCTGTGGACGTTGGCCGGAAAGGACTTCAACAAGACCTTCTCCTTCCGTTCACTCTGCACAGTGACAGGCGCGCTGCTCCTGGAGCAGGCCGAGCGGATTATGCTCCCGGGAGGTTCTGCCTCACTCGACAATCTCGTGAAGCTGTGGGGCATCAAGCTCGACCGCACCGAGGGACATAACGCTCTGCGTGACGCGCACGCGTGCGCAGAAGTTCTCCGTAAGGAAATCAAACTGGTTGGCGGATTGCAGTGAACAAAGATTGGGGGCTCGAAGTGGTTCAGGACATATGGAACGAGGTCAAGCCCGATATCGCACACGCGATCCCTTTCGATCTTGATGAAGCTGTCCTTGGGGTGTTCCACGTCGGATCGCACAGCCACGGAACGTATATCCCGCCCACTGACAAGTATGGCATCGATGATGTCGATCTGATGGTCGTCTGCGCGCCCCCACCAAAGTTCAAGCTCGGGCTTAAGAACTGGGACCATGCAGAGTATAAGCATGGAAAGTGGGACGTCGTCCTCTACGATTGGCAGAAGTGGTTGCACATGCTCCGGAAGTCGAATCCGAATGTGGTCGGCACCCTCTGGCTTATGCGTGAGCATTCCTGGGTTAATCCGAAGAGTGAAGCGTTGAAAAACCTGCTCGTGAACCGTGAGCTACTCCTATCGAACCAGATGTACCCGGCGTTTATCGGCTACGCGCGTGGCCAGATGTACAAGATGACCCATCATGCGCATCAGGGGTACATGGGCGAGAAGCGGAAGGCGCTCGTAGAGAAGTTCGGCTACGACGTGAAGAATGCCTCTCACCTGATTCGACTTCTCCGGATGGCGTGCGAAGCGTTCGAGAGCGGACGACTCCATGTGTACCGCGATTTTGACGCACACGATCTGATCGCCATCAAGAGCGGGAAGTGGTCACTCGAACAGGTTACGGCAGAGGCTGAGACGTTGTTTATTCGTGCAGAACGTGCCTTCGCGACTTCGAAGTTGCGTAAGCATCCTAACGAGCATTACATCCAGAAACTCATGGTACAAGGGTATCTGGAAACGTGGGGTGGAGGTGCTGACATTGGGGAGTAGGTGAGTCTGGTCTACACCGCCTGCCTTGGACGCAGGAGAACGCGGGTTCGAATCCCGCCTCCCCAACCAAAATACACCTGGAACTGGATGTTACTGCGACACCGTGCACGGGTTAGTCGGGTCGGGAGGTTCGAATCCTCTGTCAGGTGTTAAAGAGTGTGACGCACCAAAGGTGGTGCACCGGACTGTAACTCCGGCCGCTTACGGGCGACGGTAGGTTCGATCCCTACCACACTCACCAGATTTGTGGCAGCAGCGGAAGCAGGCTTGTGGCGTGCCTGCCCTGTACAGAGAGATAGTCGGAGCACCTGTACTAGTGCCCGGCCATTCCGGTTCGACTCCGGCCCTGCGCCTTACGCTGTGACGGAGAGTGAAGAGTGGAACTGGGAGCCTGTGAAGCTCCTTTACCGGATGCGACTTCCGGCCGTCACCCCATGTTCGGAAGTAGCCAACAGGTAAGGCGACCCTATTCAATGGGCGACATGCAGGTTCGAATCCTGCCTTCCGAATACGACGAAGCCCCCTATCTCTCACGAGGTAGGGGGCTTTCTGTGTTTACCGGAGCTTCGCTTTCAACTTCTCGAACAGGAGCCGGAACAACTCCTTGATGTAGTCACGCCACGTCTGCGTGAGGAACACGCCGGCAACGAAGCCGAGAAACATTCCGAACATCAGACTCATGTGATACCTCTTGGTTGGGGTTACTCGATCTCGTCCCACAAGAGCCAGCCCACCGTCATGAACCAGAAGACGTTGAACGCAGCGAGTAGGACTGGGTTCGTTGTTGAAGCTGTACTGCTACTACCTGAGTTGACATCATCGAACATAGTAGCCATCTCCGAAACGCTTCCTGCGTGGTTTGCGTCTGACGTCCTTACGCATTTGTGTTCGGATTCTTGCGCATGAACTCACGATTCTTCATCGCTTGAATCTCCTTCTCTGTAGGTTTCTTGATATCTTTCGATCCACGGATGACGAGCATCGAATCGGCAGACTTGCGTCGCTCCGTAGGATTGCTCCGTTTGTTTGGCATTACTTCACCCCCTTCATGCTCTGCTTATCGAACGAGCGCATACCGCCGATACCGAGCATCGAGATGACCATACCCGTGAGCAATTCAGTTTCCAGCACGGGCGGCTTCGTTGGATGGCCAGCGAGAGCAGACACGTACTCGACCATCGGGAAGAGGATCAGTTGGGAAGCGAGCGCGAGACCGCAAACCCACCCGATGAACGGCCGCCAGCGGCTCTGGAACCGGTCCTGACTGACTGCGTCAAGCTTGTTAATCTCCGACTGGTTCGTGATGACTGCGAGGTCCCCACTCATCTCCAACTTCTTGAGTTCGAGAATCGCAGCGGCCTTCGCTTGTGGGTCGGGGAGCGCCTTGTCGATCACCTTCTCGACGATGCTAACGATCGACCCGATGATGGGTAGAGCCATTACTTTGCCTCCAACGCCCGGTCGATTTTGTCCTCGATCCGACGGAGCGTAGCTTTGATGTCGTCGATGTCCTCATCTACATTCTCCTGTGTAGACTTGAGAACCTCGATTGCTGTATCTTGACGAGTGTCCGCGATCGAAGTGCTGCGCGCCCAACCGAAGGCACCCGCGACTGCTGCTGTGATCAACGTGGTGACGAGTACTTTCATCATCCACGGGGGAGTGACGACGTTGGCCATGTTACTTCTCCTGGGCAGCTTCACGGTTCGCTTGCATGCGAGTTTTGTGGGCCGCGATGTTTGGCGCTGGTGGTTTGTAGCCTTGCGCACGCTCCTCGCGGACTGCCTTCATGAGGCGCGCACGTTCCGCTTGTGCTTTTGTGACCTTCTCGCGTGCTTCCCGTACCTGCTTCGGAGTCCCGTTTTTCATCGACCAACGGAGGCTCGCCTTCGCGTCATTCAGCACACGTTCAGCGTCCTTCACGTCTGCGTCGAGGAGAGCAGCGCCCTTGTGCCGGCCCTTGATGAACGATGCGCCGGTCGTTTCGGTAACGAGAGTCTTTGCTCCCTCGGCTGGTCCGTACGTCTGACCACGCTCCACAGCCTTAGTGCCGATACGTGAGATCGGTAGAACTCGGTTCACCCAGTCGGTCGGAGACATCTCCTTCCCGGTGAGGTCGGATTTCCCACTGATCGCTTCCTTCAGCATCGTCGGGAGCACGAGCATGTCGCCTACACTCTTCTTCGCCTGCTCGCCTGTGTCCTTCACGAACTGCATCGGTGTATCTCGGCCCTGGAGGACACGGGCTGCGCGTCCTGGTGCCTGTGCGAGCCCGGCCATTGCAGCGACCTGCTCGGGGATCAGATACTTGAAGCGGAGGACGACAGGGTTGCCATCGACGTCACGCTGCGGAACGCCTGGGTCATCGAACGATCCGAGGATGATGTGGGGTAGGTTACGTTCCGCCCGCGCGAGGGAATCCTCGACCTGCTTGTACGAGTCGTTCTGCGTGTTCCACTTCCACATCGCGAAGGGCACGGCTGAGAGCCCGAGGAGAACTCGCGCTTTGGGGCCGGCTGCTTTCGCGTTCGACATCTCCAGGAACCGCTGTGTCGCGAGTCCCATGTACTGGATGAACGGGTCCATCATCTTAACGATGGGGAAGTTGGCAGCACGCGGGGCACCTGCTCCGTAACGGAACGTGATGTCACGGCCGACTTTTCCGAACTGCGCCCAGTCACCAGTACGCTCCACAGCCTCCAGGCCAGCCGCGATCCTCGGAGCCACTTCGGTAGCAAGACGATCCGCCTGGAGCGTACGCTTTGCACTGTCGAGCCAGTTTGCACGATTCGCATCCACGTGCGGGTAGAGCCGCGCGAGTTCAGGGGGGAGTGCCATATCGGTGCCGGCAAGATGCTCGGCGAGCGTGCCTGAGGTGAGCCCGTCACGGACTGCCTGATCGAAGAGGTCCACTTTCTTGCCGTGGAGTTCAACGATCACGCGCCCCTTGTTGAAGGCCCCCTTGTAGCCAGCTTCATTCGCCTTACCCATCCAGCGGAGGATGCCCACTGGCTGCGCCTTGCCCTCACCGGGGAAGAACATTGAAGTGAGCAGATCACCGACGCGGTTGACGTTCGTGTTCCGTGGGTTGTAGACGGTCAGATTCTTCATCAGGCTCATCGCGTGCCCGTAGACCGACTTCTCCAAACCCTTCGGCTGACGAGGATGGAAGTTGGCAACGGCGTCGGCGACAGCTTCTGGGAACACGTAGCCGCCTACGTTCACTCGGCCCGACGGGTCGAGAGCTTTCAGGCTCGCGTCGAGGAACGATCCCTCGGGTGTGCGCAGCGTGGCTCCAAACATCCCAGGGCCTGGGCGGACAACGCGCAGGTTCGTAGGGAGGTGTTCGCTGATGCGGCCGTCCTGCATGATGAACTTTTCGGTGAGGTTGACTTCGGGGTTACTGAGAAGATCGAGGAACGCTTCGTGTTCGGCGACCTTAGACAGGTATTCCTGACGCACTCCACGTAGGAGAGCGGGCAGATCAGTCTCGCGGGGGGCACTTCCGCCCTGACGCTTCATCTGCTGTGCCAGGATACGACTCTTCATCGCATCTGGGTCCTCACCGATGTAACCGGCAAGCGCCTGCACCGTCGCGTTAAGACGACGGATTGGCGTGTAATCATTGAGGTAGCGATCCTGTGCGATCCATCCACGAGCCGCCATATCTTCGAACTGTTCATCGAGGCCAGAACGAATCTTCGTGATCGCCTGTTGTACCTCGGGGTCCGCATCGACTTGTTCCTGGAGCTTGTTTAGCGTGTTCTTCCAGAGGTCAATGTGGATATCACGGATGCGATCCTTTCCGTAGCGTTCAGCCTGGGCGATTTCATCCGCAGCCGTCATGTAATCGCTGATCAACGTGTTCTGATTGATCGGGTCTTTCTGAAGCGGGCTGTACCAGTCGGAGAGATCGAGGTCGGCGACGTCTTGCGCTGCACGAGACCGCCAGCGTCCCTTGAACATCGTCTCCTCTACCGGTTTCGAGACGCCCGGATCAGGACGCACGAAGGACTCCATCAGCTTACGGATACCCATGATCTTCTCACCAGTGGTTTCCGCCGCCCGATTCTCCGTAGCACGGACAGCCTCACGGACGGGAGCGGGTCCGGGGAAGGGAGCCCCGGGCGCGCGCTCCACGATCGGTGGCTTGGCAGGCAGCTCGATATGCGGCTTCTTCGCCGCTTCGACAGCCTCCAAGATGCTCTTGAAGATTGGTCGGACGTTAGGCATGGATTACTCCTTGGGTGTGAGCTTGAACGAAACAGAATCGAGCAGTTGTCGTGCGCGTTGCTCGGCGGCTCGGAACCACTTCGTCCGATCCTGCCCACTCTGGGGTGGAAGGTACTGTGGCCCATGCTTCTTTGGATTGTAGCCGGTATCGATACCTTCGAATCCCTCAGGGCTGATGCGGCCAACTTGGAACTGTCGGTTCATCTTGCCGAGAGCGATCGCCTTCTCACGAGCCCCCGGTCCGTCAGGGATGATCATGTTCAGGTCCACACTAAAGTGGCCGGGCTTGTTCTCGCCCATGTCGAAGACGCCGATGTTCAGCCCACTCTCATCAGCGAGGATGCGGCGAAACTGGTTCTTGAACTTGGTCAGGGCCGCAGGGTAGAACTCCTGGCGCGGGACGACGTCACTTGCGAGAGTGACAACGAAGCCCGGCCGTTCATCTGCCTTCCACGTCTTCGGGTTGAACGAGTAGCCTCCCTGCTCCTTCGCAACCTTCATCCCTTCCGACATGTTCGCGAGATCGTCCAGACGGATACGATTACGCTCGACCCACTGGTACGGTGTCATCCCATCGAACTCACGCTGAAGTAACTGTTCCAGCGGGCGTGCTGAGCCGACCTTAGAGACAGCCTTGGGTCCGCCCTTCTTCCACCGATTGTGTAGATCACCGACTCGTGCACCCTCCCAGATCGCAGCCTGGAGTTGGCGTGGCGTCATGTTGGCATCGGCAGCGAGGTTGCGAACAATCCGCTCGTAGAGTCCATAGTTCGCACCCTTGAGTGCGGTCGTCGAGGCGGGAAGACCAAGCGCCCGGATCATCCAGCGATCGAGCACTACGGCGTCTTCGTCACCACGGAGCGCCCTGTAGAAGCTCTGAATCTTGTTGCTGCCGAAATCTTCACCCCGGACAGCCGACTCAGCCATCTTCACCATGTGTGGTCCACGCATCCCGTCGAACGGAAGCCCCTGCTTCCACTGGCCGAACGCCTTCAGAGCGAGGGCAGCGCCAGCTTCCGTCGAGCTATCCGCGCTCGTGAGAGCGAGGAAGCGGAGGAACATGTCAGAATCTTCAGGGCCGAACTCCTTGCGAACCCAGTTTGCAGTCTCCTCGTACCAGTCCGCACCGTGCTTGCCGGCATCCCGGAGAGCAGTAAGCTCCTTCAGCTTGGTCGCTGCGCGAGCTTCGGTCTTGAACATGGTAGTCAAACGCTTCTGCGCCCTCTCATAGATCGCGTCAATGTGTGGCTGGATATGCTCTCCATAGGTCTCGACCAGCCAACGGCTGACGGCCGACTTCGTGCGCATGCCCTTCGTAAACATCTCAGCGGCGACGACGATTGCATGATCAGCGAGTTCAGTTGGATCGAGGCCGGCACCGAGACGCACGCCACGGTCTTTAATCCGGGTCCGTGCTGCCTCTGCCTGCTTCTCCAAGAACTGGGTGAGCTTTGTACCGAACTCGGCCTTGACTAGCGGTTGTCCGAGCGTCACGTTGCCTGCTGCGGTTTCGGCCTGAAGTGGATCGAGATTTTCGATCCGTTTCATCACAGCCCCGAGGGAAGGCTCACGACGAACAACTGCAAAGTCTTCGCCTCGTTCCACAACTTTGAAGCCATGCTGTTCGTACCACGGGACTAGCTTGTCGAGAGGAATCTCCCCCCCACGAGGTCCGGCCTGCGGGATCACACGTGCTTCTACCGAGAGACCAGCTTCATCGGCGATGGCGCTGACGTTAGCGATAGCCTTCGAAGATGCACCGGGCTTCGCCAGTGTGCCTGCCGTGACCCCGAGCTTCTCCACACGCAGAGTACGACCGTCGGGACCCACCGTAAGAGAGATGTTCTCTTGGGGGCCGAGCTTCTCGATCGCATGCTCTGCGTGCGTTGGGAGATGCAGAACTTTCGGATTGATCTCTGGTTCTGGTGCGATAGGTTGTCCACCTGTCTCAACTGGACCGAGCGGCGGACCCGGTGTGCCCTCGGCTGGTGGCGCGATGGGAGGTAGCGGTTCGATTGCAACTGGTGCAGGAACTTGCTCAGGGATGGCTGCCCCTACGGGCTGCACCTCTGGCATCTGTGGAACTTGTGGTGGAGGAACTGGCTGCATCATCGGCGTCGGTTGGTACGTGTCCACGACGTTTGGTTGTGGCCCTGGTCCACCTGCGGCCACCGGGCCGGAAGCCACCGGTTCGAGCCCAGGAACTGGCGGAACTACCTGCTGTCCTGGTGGCAGTGGGGACTGTGCCGTTGGCTGTAGCCCCATCATCTGCTGCTCGGGAGTGAGCGTTGGCGTCAGTGACGGTCCGGGCTCGACTTTCGGAACAGGTAGATCGATCATACTGCCTGAGATGCGATCCCGAGTACCCCTCCACGCAACGATTTTCTCATACACACGCGAGGCGGCGCGCATTCCGTCCTCGGAAGATGCGACCTCTGGTCCCCACACACCGGAGACGAGATTCTGTGCGAGGACAGCGTCGTCACCCGCAGCGGCTGCTAGGTCCTCGGGGAACCGTTCAGGTAGCTGATGGGGCTTAAACTCGTCAGCGAACCTTTGGAGGTTGACCTTCCGTGCGTTATCGATCGCAGTTTGGGCCGCAGCTTTCCGTGCTGCTGACGCAGTCTGCATCGCGCCCATCGTTGTAGTTATGCCCGCGAGTGGAACACCGAGGACTCCGCCAGCGACACCGCCTACAAGGGCACCTTCTTTCGCGCCTTGCCACGCTCCACCCATTCCTTCGGTTAGGATGTCGTTGGCACCGAGGCCCTTCTCCTTCGCCTCGGCCATCCGTTCAGTTGCCTGTTGGATCGCGCCGAATCCGGCCCCGAGCCCGGCGCCGCTCACGACGTGTCCTGTTGCCTGACCGGCGACCTGTCCTGTGAGCGACTTCATTCCCGCCTTACCGAGACCCCTCGCGGTCAGTCCTTCTCCGACCTTGCTGAGGGTCTTCCCGGTTGCGCCGAAGAGGGCTGCGTTAGCGATCGCTTCCGCGCCCGTCTCGACGCCTTCCTTCCCGATCTGACCCATCTCACCGTAGAGTTCGCTCTGCACCTGCGAGTACCCACGGAGAACGTTCTGAATCTGTGCGGGGCTGTAACCCTTGGCGCGGAGAGAGGCTACGTCTGGCTGCGGCATCGCCTGCGCGGTTTTCTCCAGGCTCGTACCGGCCATGTGCTGACCGAGCATCTTCACGCCGCTGGTTGCAGCCATGAGGCCCTGGCCGACACCGGGCACCTTCGTGAGCGCCTGCGCGCCGGCTGCGCCGAGGAACGGGACAGTGGCGAGTGCCATGTCCTTCGCCATCCCTGGCACCTGCGGAAGTACCGCCTGCCCTTGTTCGAGCAGGTTCATATCGGGCTCCTTTACGGACGGTTCCCACCCCTTGGCGTACGTGTCCCCGAGTTTCGTGTAGAAATCCTCGTCGGACATGTCAGAGGCGAATGCCTGCTTGTAGCGAGTAACCACCTCGTCGTCCTTCGCATCGGCCGGGATTGCGGGGTAGAGCTTCCGCATCTGTCCAGCAACGTGGCGATGATATTCGGGCCAATAGGTCTTCTCGCGATACTCGTTTAGGCGATCTTCGTACGCCACGTGTCCTCCTTATTTCTTGAACCAGGGGTCCTCAGGATTCGGTGCCATTCCACCCGAGGCTTTTGCAGTCGGCTTGCGTGGACCTGCCTCTGGTGGTCGTTCACCGAGTTCGCGGTCCTCGTAGTAGTCGTGGATGCGCTTGAGTTCCTGACGGTTCTCTTCCTCGGCAACTTCGACCTGCTCGTCAGAGAGCATGCCTTCCTGCCACTGCTTCTTGATCTCGTTGAGGTGACTCTGCGCCTGACGGAACTCGGCATCCATCGCGGCCTTATCGGACGGCGAGAGCTTCAGCTTACCGGTCTGTTCCTTGAGGTAGGTGATGCGAGCATTCGCTCGTGACATCGCTGCGTCCGCCTGGATACGAGCGACGTCCTTTTTCGTGTCACCCTGGACCTTCAGTTCTTCTTGCTTCATCTTCGACTTGAACCGTTCGCTGCTGACGCCCATTTGTTCCTGCGCGTTCAACTGCGAGAGCGCCTGTCGGAACTTGCCTTCGTCGAGAAGCTGTCGGATGTGGCCCCCGAGGGCCTCCTTCCGTAGAGCCATGTTCTCGTCGAACGACTTCTGCTTATCAGCGCGCTCCTTCTCCGCCGTCTCGTCCATCTTGGCGAGCCCGAGGTTCTGGTCGTATGGACGGTCAGGGTTCTGCGTACCGAGGGCGACCGCGAGCTTCGAGAGTGCATTCCACTCCCGCTTCTTCGGCTCCTTCTTCATCTCCTCGGCGAGCTTCCGGTAGTGCCCCTGGTAGTCGATGTTCGGCATCGCCGTCTGCCACTGCTTGTCGAGGTTCATGATCGCGTCGTGAATCTGCTGACGATGCTCGTAATCTTCGTCATTCGGATCGAGGTCAGGGAGCGTGAAGCCCTGTGACGGACGATCCTGTGGCTCAGATGCGGGCTCAGCGACGGCCTGCTCCTCCGGCTTGACGACAGACTTCATCACGTCGCCTACGCCTCGTGCCGCAGTACCTGCACCACGCTTGATGATATCGAGAAAACTCATGTGACCTCCTTACCGACTAAGACTGCGCCGCATGCCCGCGCTGCGCGAGTTACGACCAGAGAGCGCCGAGAACATCCGGGGCTGCGACGAAAACTCGTCAGGTGCAGGACGGGTTCCCCCGACAAGCGCCGGCTGTGGAGCCATCCCGTACGGCAGTTGGGGCGCTCCACCGTTCGAAGCAAGACGAGGCATTGCAAGAGCAGATGCTGCTGCTGCTGGCTGAGCAGTTACAGGAGCCGGGGAAGGCGCAGCGAGAGAGGCAGCAGTCTGTCCTGCGGCTGCACCAAGACGCTGCATGAAGTTCGGAGTTGCGTTCTGTTCGCCCTGAGCATTCAGCGCCGCAGCCATCCGCCCTTGGACGAGATCGCCCGCAATCGGCATAGCCGACTGGTAGATGCCCGCCCTCGTTTGGCGCTCCAAGCCGGTCTGTGCCTGCGTAGCAGCGCTTGTAGCGAACGTTGACGCGCCAGACTCGCCACCGGTGTCCGGACTCAATCCGGCACTCGCTGCGCGCGAGGCCATCTCCGTCTGTAGACCCTGACCAGCTTCGGCTGCCTGTGCCATAAGCTGTTGGCCGTAGGGCGAGTTGAGGATGAAGTTCGCGATCTCTTGTGTGTCCTTCCCGATCGCCTGCGGTCCATAGAGAGCGCGCAGAGTCTCGTTGTCCATGTACTTCTTTTTCTTCCCGAACACTCCCCCGAGGGCACTGAGGCCCTGGAGGACGTAGGGGGCTGCCATTGCGATGGCTGGACCCATGGTGTACCTCTTACGCGAGAAGTCCCGCGTTACGGAGTGCTTTCACGACCTGTCCGATAGTGTAACTATCGAATGTCGCAGAGTCGTCTACGATCCCACTTGAGTTGGCGACAAACGTTGCCGCTGCTACAGCGGTGGTCGGTTGAACGATAGGAGCCGCATTCCAGAATCCAAGCTTCTGGGTGGTGGCTGTGGCAATCTTGGTGCCAGTGGTTCCGTTGAGAATCACGTTGATCGCGTCAGCGAAGGTCAGATTGCCTGTGGCAGTGTGTGCAGCGATGTTGGTTACCGACAGCGTAGCAGTGCCTGTCGTGAAGGTGAAAGCACTGGATGTAATGAGCGATGCAGTCGCATTGGATGCGTTGAAGAAGGGGACACGATTGTTGGCGATAGTCCCTGTTCTTGCTACCATTGTATGCGTAGCAGAAATATCAGGAACCAGCATCGTTCGTGAACCAGTGAGATTCGCTGGATCAAAGGAGAGATCGGCACCAAGCCCAATACTTCCTGCATGAAGCTTCATCTGTGTGAAGTTTGTGAAGCCGTCTGCACTAACTTGAAACACGTCGATGCCGCCCGGCTCGGACACGTTGAGGATCGCAGTCGGTCCAATAGTGATATTGGCGCTTTGGATGAAGACAGATGTTTCATCTGCGCTCGATTGAAACACTTGCGAACGAGTGAACGTCTGGACAAGATTCGTACCCGCGATGATGTAGTCTGCGTCTTGTGGGGTCAGCGTCCGTGTTCCGACGCTGAGGCCATCCACTTCAAATGCCAACTTCTTCGTTGGTCCTGCCGAGCCGATGACGCGGAAGGCAGAGTCCAGGAACTCCGCAGAAGACAACGCTGAGAGCGCAGTCCATGCGGGCAAGCCAGCGACTAGACTGAGTATCTCTCCATTATTCCCCTTGGCGAGACGTGCCCATTTTGGTGTGGCATTTCCGATGATGATGTCGCCCGCGACGACAGTCCCTGCTAGCGTGTCTCCGTGACTGATTGAGAGGAGATCGGGTGTCGTCCAGGAGGCTACCCCGGATGCGCTGGATGTCAGTAGCTTACCGAGACCAGCACCGGACACGAGTTGAAAACCTCCGGTCGCACCGATCGAGAGGACACCGGCATTCGAAACAGACAGAAGAACGGTTCCACTGGAGTCTTGCCACTCCGTCAACGTATCTGTCTGACTTGCTGCCGCCTGGAAGACGACCGTATCACCACCACTTCCACCTGTAGGGAGCGAGACGTAAGTGATGTCGAGGCGCTGCCCACTACCAGTACCAACAAGATCAGCTTCGACCTTGAGCGTGTTCGCAGTCCCTGTGGTCCCGAGCGTGCTCACGGTAACCGTGTATGTGGCGAATGAGGTCGTCCAGGCAGACTGTGGGAAGATGTCAGTACTGATGTACTCTACACCGTCTGAACGGTAGATTTTGAAGCGCACGACGTCTGTAGGATCAAACGACGCAATCGTCATCCGGGCTACGTACGTCAAAGTCCATGAAGTCTGTGTCGAGCTAATGGCGCTCGACCAGTTGACTAGACAGGTGTGGATGCCTCCGACGCGAGTTCGGCTGATGTAGGAGGTAGCACCGTCATCCGTGGCAAGAGCTAGTCCACGATTTGCAAATCCTCCGATGTTATCCCACTGTTGAATTCCGCCGCTTTCACTCGCTGGAAGGATGATCGTAGAGGGGTAACCAACGACGTGCAGACGGGCCGTCGGAGTCGCGACACCAATACCGAGACGATCATTCGTGTTGTCCCAGAACAGCTTGGTTTGGTCAACAGCGAGCACCGGCCCAGGCCCGACAAAGAGGAGAGCCCCTGGGAAGTTCGGGAGAACAAGTCCCAGAGGGTTACCCGAGGCATCAGGCGCTTCACCCCGGAGAATCGCACCGAAACCCTGAGTCGATTGCCGGGCGTGGGCGTTGAGACGTTTGATTGCCTCGTACAACCACGATTCGCACTGATCAGGATTGGTAGGGGGTTCAACAGGAGTGAAGAGCATGAAGACCTCTTACGCGGTGTTCCGGTTGTTGTCCGGTCCACCATCTTCAACTTCGTAGGTGATGCTGTGGAGACGCATGTTGGTCGCCAAGTCCGCCCAAGTCGCCGTGTCGAACCGGAGTCCGTTCACGTCCGATGCCGTCGAGAACGTCAACGGAACCTTCTCGATCTGGAGTTCGAAGCCACGACGAATGTCCTGGCGATTAAAGTGGACGAGGTCACCAACGAGCGTCGAGACGTAATCGACCGAGAGCCCGAGAGGGACTTCACCGATGCTGTTCCCTCGGATGGTCACTCCGATGGTACCAGTATCGAAAGTCAGCGTGGCCGTCCCGCTCGCGTTGGCTGCCCGAGAGATGACGATCGTACTGCTGTCGGACTTCGAGACGACGATGGTTCCGGGGTCCATCCCGCTTCCAAGGACACGCATCCCCGCCACGACAGACCCGAAGGCTGCGGACGACGTGACCGTGGTACTGTTGACTGTGGTAGTCGAGGAAGCTGTGACTGAGTTTGCTCCGTACGACGAGAAGAGCAGGTACATCGACTCACCGCAGACGTCACGGTTGAAGCCGGCAGCGAAGAACCGACGAGTCTTGATGATCGGTACGATCTTCACGTCCACGTTTGCGGTCGTCTTGCCGTCGCCGTTGGCGCTGTCGTCGTTAAGACGCACGCGATACGATGTCGGGATCGACAGGCCGCTGTCTTCTACGTAGACGAGACCGTCAGCTTCGTGACCAGTGAAGAGGTAGTCCACACCGTTCAGGTAAGCCTCACACGCGGAGCGCGCTGAGACGACACACGGGCCAATCGCGGGCATCTGCCATTCGTTCTTGATCTTGTCTGCCTGATAGCTGAAGTAGATCACCCGAGTGTTCTTCGTGTGCGTTGCTCCGGCCGGACAGTAGTAGAGCGCAAGCAGCTTCTCCTTCGGGTAGACACGGAGGACCGCCGTACTCAGAGCAGAGAGTTTGATGGTGTTCGCCCAATCGAGGTCCATGTTCAGCGGGATCGTCCAGATCGCGTTCGTCAGAAACATCCCCGACTGCGAAGCGTAGGCGATCATCACACCCTTCCCGGGCATGTCGAACTTCACGGCACACAGGGGTCCTGGGATACCGTGGTTCGTCGCGATGTCTTCGTGCGCCAGCCCCCCGCTGAGGTCCGTGTCGGTCTCGCGCGGGAGGTAGTTCACTCGTTTGACGCTGTTCTCCATTCCTACGAAGAGCAGCGCACCGAGGGTCTTAATGTACGTGATGCGGTCCTTCTTCCGAGTGTTGAAGGTGATCTCGTACGGCTTCGGCCACGCTTCCGGGTCGCCCGGGAGCGAGTAGCGAAGCTGGTTCTCCTGTGACTTGTTGTTCAGCACAAGGGAGCCCATGAAGAAGTCACCCGTCGAGGGCACTGGGGGCAACAGACGGGCAGGGTCGCTGACTGTCAACCCGACCTGATCGCGGTACGTCACGACACGGTACGCAGGACCGTTGAAGTCCACGTTCGTGGTCGTGTAGTAGACCTTGAGGCCGACCGAGTCGATGTCGAGTTCGTCTTTCCGTCCTTCGTTATGGATACCGATCTGGACCTGCATCAGAGGCGGGTCAGTGGTTGCCCACGCAACTCCGAGGGTGTCCATCGGACCGCCGTGATGATTAGTCCAGTTGGTCTTGCTCCCGTACTGTCCGTAGAAGGTAGGGCTCGCCTTACCGCCAGAGGTGATCACGCGGAACCAGTACGCAGCCTTATGGCTCGTGTCACCCGAGGGGTTGCACGACCCACGAATCTGCACTTCAACACCGAAGATCGGCTTGCTCGCGTACGCTCCGGTGGTCACGAAGTTGTAGGTGCCGAGAAGGGCCGCTGCGGTATCTGGGATGTTCTTGCTCGACCCGCCGACCTTCGTGTAGCCTTCGAGGTCGTCTGGTGCACCGACCATGTAGTCATCGTGGCCGAAGCGAGGGCGACCAGCAGTCGAGGTCACCGTGGTCGGGTACATCGTCTGCGTCAGGGAGCTATCCGTCAGCGGGTACGTCGCGCCGGCTGCCATCGTCGTGATCTGCACTGTGGCACAGCGACGCATCGAAGCGAGCGACGGCATCTCCGAAGAAGGGCCGTAGATGTAGATTCCCCAGTGTGTCGCGATGTAACCGTCACTCCCGTTGTTCGTCACAGCCGGGAAGGTGATCAGGATGTTGTCGGTCGCGGGCGTCACGATCGTGACACCGATCGGCAGGCCGGCTCCAGATTGAGAACCGTTGTCCGCAGTCGTGGCGTCGTTCGTCGCGAGGTAAGCAGACTCTACGATCTGTGTACGAAGGACGGGGTCCTTCAAGGCAGCCGCGATGTTTGCTTCCGGCGAGTAGATTTCCGTGATCAGAATCCAGTAACGACCAGCACCCTTGATGAGATTCCATCCGGTCGCTTGGCTGGTCTGGAGGGCCACAGTAGGGGCCTTCTCGACTGCCCGGAGACCGACGGGACGGGTGGAGAGGATTGAGGTAAGTGTCGGATCAGTAGTCGTCGCTCGTGCACGCCATTCGAGACATTGGAGGTTGCCCACACCGTCCCAGGCGTAGTAACGCCGAGCGCCGTACTGGATGAAGTCCAGAATCTCACGACCGGTGTTCTGCCAGTCGTAGACCGAACCGAAGGTAGTGACGAAGTTGTAGACGGCGTTTCCGCCTGTCGGTGCTGCCGAGAGGGTCGCCGTCCGGTAGTGGCCGGTGGTGCCGTCCTGGTTCGAGACCGCAGTGATGTAGACGTTCGTACCGATGTTAGTACCGATAATGCGAGCGCCAGGGGCAGTCACGAGGAACGGGTACTGGGTGAAGGTGAGCGTGACCGTGCCTGAGGTCGCCGACGTATCGAGGGTGAGCGTAGTCGCGCTATCAACCGACTGGACGCGCGTACCAGCAGTTACGCCCGTTCCAGAGACGACAGCACCAACCTTCACGTTCGTGAAGTTGTTCGTGGTCGTCACGGTCGTGCCCGCCGAGATCGTACAGTTCGTGATGATGATCTGCGCTTCGAGGGTCGTGCTGGTGACGGTCCCCGACCAGTAGCCCTGTCCGCCGATCTCCGTCGGAGCAAGCCCGGAGACCGCTGTGAAGTTCGCACCGTAGAGGTGGAAGGCAGGGTACTGGAGGTCGCCCCCGCTGTGCCACGTAGGAGAACCATCGGTGCGCCGTCCGAGCAGGACGAACTGATCAACGTAGGTGCCGTCGAACGAGAGGTGGCCCACACCCCGGATGTCCGTTCCGATGGCCGTAGTCGTCAGCGCAGTGCGCCCTGGAGCCCGCCAGATCGCCGGGTCTTTCTCCCGGTAGATGCAATCGTCGGCCCGCTGGAGTTCTCCAGCGTTGAGCAGCGCCGGGTGACGCGAAGTAGCGATGCCACCAGAGAACACCTCGGTGACAGGAGTGAGAGCCATGATACCTCTTAGACGCCGTAGTAGGAGTTGAAGTCCCCGTTACGCCACAGGGGAACACCAGAAATGCCCATCTCGTGCTGAGACTTGATGCACTCGTCCACATCATTCTCGGTGTTACGCTCATCGTCTCCGATCGCAGCTTGTTCCATGCTGTCGATGACAGAGTCACGGTACTCACCCGGGCTGTCCTTCGCACGCTTAGCTTCAAGCAAGAGCGAACGACAATAGTCGAGGAACTTGTAGAGGAGCGCGTCCGGGATGTCGATACTTGTCGCGGTCGTATTGAACTTCCGGTAGTACCGAAGACGCATCGTGTCGGTGCTATCTGGGATGCGATCGAACCGCAACCGAGTGTCACCGTAGTTTTGCGTGAGTTCCGATACCGGGTTGTACGTGGTGAACTCGGAGGCCTGCCCTTGGAGGGTCTCGTCAGGCTGCACACGATCCCAGTACTCCTGCGTCCGCCAGATGAGCATTCGCTTCTGGACCGCGAAGAACTTCGCCGTCGCCCCGACGTTGTAATCGAGCGGGAGGTTGTACTCGTTGGTTCCGATGATGATCGGGATGTCGGCACTAAAGGTGAGCGTGGCGTTCGTGTTGGTCGTGCCACCGAAGGCATTCGAGAGAGTGATCGTGGCCACGTTGCCCGAGGCATCTCGCGTGTAGCTCGACACCGTAGTGTCAGCAGCGAGGGTCGCCGTGCCCGCAGAAATCGTCACCGTTTGTCCGATGTTTACGAAGTTGAACGCGCCCGTTGAAGGAGCGTTGACAATCGCTGAGGCCGCCGTGGCGGTCACACCTGTCACCGCAGTGGTCGAGGAAGTGTCTTTCCGGAGCCAAATCCAGAACTTCTTCTCCTCCCAGTCGGAGTACCCACGGAGGATCGCCTCCCCCGCAGCGTCCAGAGTTTCCTGCGAAGCACGACCACCGACGATGTCGGCGATGTAGCGTTTCGCATTGACGAGCGTCATACTCATGATTACCTCACAACAGGATGCGCGATCTTCTTAATCTCTTCGATCGTCGCCCGGGTGATAATGGGAGTGCCCAGTTCACGCTTCTGGCGCGCACGGGTTTCCGCGTAGAAATCGAATAGGCCTGGAGTGGTCGCCTGCGGCGTCCGGTTCTCCAGTACCCACTTCTTTGCTCCTGCGCCGAGCTTCTTCCGGAGGCTGGCGTTTTCGATCAGGACCCCGAGCTTTTGCACGAACTCCTCAGGCGTTGAATATAGGAGACCGGTCTCACCGTCCACGATTTCCGCGTACGGAGCCGTCTTTGCAGCGAGCGTGGCCTCAGGCTCTGCTGCCATCACCGACTCGTACCACTTGATGCCCGACTTGCAGGCGTTGAACACGTTGTTGACGAGCGGGCAGAGGTTGATGTCGATGTTGAGAAGACCCCGCTTGAGCTTGTACGCATCGTACGCCACCCACCCGTGGTGCTCGACCATGTGATCGGGGATGTTCTCATGAATCCAGTTGAACCACTCGCCGAAGATCACGAACTTGACCTGCGGGTACTTTGTTGCAATCACCCGCAGAGCATCACGCAACGGGTACCAGTCGATCCAGTGCGACATACCGCCCTGCCAGAGGATGCGGATTTCGTCTGGGTTCTCGCGGACTGCGCGCACCTTTTCGTAGTGCTCGGGCACGATCGTGTTCGGGTAGACGTAGACGTTGTTATGGCCGATGACCTTCTGCATGTAGCGCGCGAGCGTGGGCGAGGAGACGGTCACACCGTGGCAGGTGCGGATGATCTCGTGACGGACGCGCATCTGGTGGAGATTACGCGCGATGTCGAAGGTGATCTCATTGCTCTTCGTGTGTCGATCAACCCATTGGGCGATCTTCTTGCCCGTGCTTTCGACGATATCGAGACCCTCTCCTGGTTCCAAGAGGCGAGCGTCAGGGTAACCACGGACGCCCATGTGAGCGAATGAGGAAGTGTTGAAAGGATGCACGAAGTCGTTGTTGTCGTCGATGTCGTAGATCAACGCGGGCGGGTATAGTTCGTTACCCTGGCGGGTTCCCGCAGGCATCGCGCGTAGGCGTTTCATCTGATGGAGGATAACCTCGCCACCGAGCGCGTAATGGTGTGCAACGTCAGAGTAGGTGCGCGCGATCGAAGATTCTTCGGTGCCCTGGCCTTTATCCTCGTAGACCGAGGCGTACCCGAACTTGTCGAGCATCAGCATGGGCACTTCGATCCGGTAGTAACTACAGGCACTACGGGTAGCGAAGTTGGTCGTCCAGATAAAAAAGTTCGAGGCCACGAAGGGCTCCTTTCAATTGATCTTGATTTTCCCGCGCATGTCTACAGGGATGCCCATGCTCTCGAAGTAGGAGACGAGGGCGTAGAAAAATGGTTTGTTGAGCTTGACAGTATTCGTATTCGGATCGGTCTTGTAGAGGAGACCGTCGTCCATCAGGTCACCAGTCTCCATGTCGTACTTGGCAAACATTTCGAGCACGAGCAGCCAGACAGCGTTGTCGAAGTTCGCAACGTGCTGGAACCGTCGGGACGGGTCGAACCCGTTCTTCCGACAGTACGCCCCGAGGGCGCTCATCGAGTCTTCCATACGACGAAACTCATCACGGTTGTACGCGGTCTGACGGAGTACTGGATCGACTTCCTGTGCCCGCCCGACGACTTCGCCGAGCAGGCCCAGTTGTGCCTTGTTGGCACTTTTGATCCTATTGATACGAATGTCACTGCTCATGGGAAGCTCCTTCCAGATAATGAATCGCTTTCCACAGAGAATCAAGGTTGTCACCTAAAAGGCCCAGACCCTTGTTGCAAGGACCACAGAGGAGGCCCCTGATTTGTCCTGTAACATGATCATGGTCAACGTTGAGTGACCGATCGTTCATCTTTGTGCCTCGGGGAGGATTTCCACAGAGAGCACAGAGACCCTTCTGTTGTTCTACCATACCTTGATATTGTTCGAGAGTGATCCCGTACGCTGAACGAAGTCGATAATCACGCTTTCGGCCAGGATGTTTCTCCAGCCACCGCTTGATGTACTCGGATCGTTTGCTCACGAGAACCTCCTTTCTGTTACTCGGAAGGTTCCTGGTAGTTGCCCACCCGAACCTTCGTCTTCAGTTTGTTCGCCTTTGCAGCCCGGCGAACAGCTTCCATCGAACTCGAAGAGTAGCCCTTTCCCGCGACGTACTTGTCAGCGGCATCCTGAGCCATCTTCTCACGTGCTTCGAGGGGGTTCCCTCGCTTGCTGGCCATAGTTACGCTCCTGGCATCGAAGGCGTAGGGTCCGCGCCTCCCTGCTTCTCGAAGTGGCGGATGTCCTTGCCCACTGCGAAAGGAGGAGAAGCGACGTCCGTCTGGTCACCGTTGTTCGGCTTCATGCTCATCTCACCAGAGATGCGCGGGTTTCCAGGGAACGCCTCGGATTCCTCGACGGCCTTCATGTTGACGCCGATCGGGTTCTCCAGGTTGTCGATGCCGCGAATCGGTGGCTCCAGCGAGGTCGCCGACTTGGACATCGTAGGATTGCGACGAGCCATGATGTACCTCTTACCGGCCCGGAATCGGGCGGGCTGGCAGTGGCGTCTGAGCGAAAGCCTGAGGGCCTCCGTGGCAGTTCGCCTTGTTCGCCACAGGGTTGACCACGTTCTGCGAGATGACGTACGAGTCCGACTTGTTCTCGATCTTCACCTTGGCGCGCTCCTCTTCGGAGGCCTCCATGCTGCACGGGTTCACAACCTGCTGCGAGATGGTCACCTGATGAGAGGTGATCGGATTCTGACGACTGTTGTTCATGTGTCCTCTTGGAAACTGAAACAGGGAGGAGAAGTATGATCTCCTCCTCCCTGATCAGATTACGTTACAGCCGACTTGTTGTTGACGCCCTTGATGACACCGTTGGCCTTCTCCGACAGGACCTCCAGGGTCACTTCACCAACCACGAGGCCCGCAACGCTGTCTCCGCGCTTGCCCACGAGTTCGTGATGCACCTGACGTCCCGGCAGCCACGCCAGACGGTTGATCGCACGGCTGAGGAAGAACATCTGACCACCGGTCGCGGTCGCCGAAGCGGTCGCAGTCACGGTGTTGGTGCTCTCCGGAACCCAACGGTCGAGGACGATCTGGATCAGACCGAAGTCCGACTCGTAGAAGTCGATCGCACCGATGAGCTTCTTGTCCACAGCCGCGATGTTCTTGGCGTAGACGTTACCAGCCGCAGCGCCCGGAACCGCGAACGCACTAATCTGACGCTTCACCTTCGGCGAAACGTAGACCTGCTCGGGGTTACCGCCCTGCGTGTAGATGGCGTTCAGCATGTCGTTGAAGTCGCCGACCGAAAGCTGGCCGTCGTTCGCCGAGGTACCAGGGGTACCTGCGTTGGCACCAGCGAACGCCGTGTTGGTCACGGTGAACGCCTGGAGGCCCTTCATGACACGAGCCGAGCCGCTCGCGCCGGTCGCCGTGGTAAGCGCGCCGAAGACAACCTTCTCCAGCTTGATGCCCAGTTCCTTGACGGCCTTCTGGACTTCGTACGCGTACTGGTCAGCGAAACCAGCGGTGTCCACCGCACGCTGCGACTCCGACAGACCGATGTCCTTGCGGAGAATCATCGTGACGTTGAAGTCGCGGGTTGGAGCAGTGGTGGTATCCAGCGCCCAGTCGGCACCTTCCACAGCGCCCGTGAGGGTCTGCGAAGAGAGAGTGTCGATCAGCCACTGGTGATAGATGTGACGACAGCCAACCTTCGGAGCCTGCGACACGAACGGCGTGTCCGATGGAGAGATGTTAGTAATCTGCTCCAGCAGGTCTTCCTTGGCGACTCCCGACTTCAGGTCCGAGCCATCGAAGGCATAGGCACCGAAGTTGTAAGTAACGGAACCCGGCATTGGGTATTCCTCGCTACACGATGGTAGCTAGTTGTGTCCTTTCTGCGTGACGCTAATTAGCGCCCGCCGAAGATAGACGGATCGAGATGACGTCCGATGAGGAGATGACGGAAGCGCGTCGCGGCACCCATGCCGAGACCTTCACCTTCGTTGCGCATCTGAGCGACAACCTGGGCCATCTCATCACGAGACGGCGCACCGGCGTCCTCATTCATGTGCACTCCACCACCCGACGAGCCCTGAACGACTCCCGCGTCTCTGCGGGCCTTCTCCAGAAGCTCCTTACGGACTTGCTCCTTGGCCGCGAGATCAGCCTCCTTATTCTCTGCGTTAGTACGCTCGACAGCAGCCACACCCGAAGTGACGGCTCGCTGATACGAGTTCCACGCGAGAACAGAAGCCTGAACCTCTTTCCCCTGTGCCACGAGGGCACCGACCGCTTCCTGGAGCACTGGGTCGGCCTGAATGTGCAGACCGATCTCAACGGAATGCGAGAGCGAGTCGGGATGGTTCTTCTGCATGAAGTCATCCACGGCAAGCCAACGATCCCGTTCAGCAACCTCAGAAGCTCTCTGAGTATGCTGAATCTCCTGCACTCTCACTTCAGCCTGCACGTCCGCGAGTTCGCGCATCGCATTCGTGTGGGCTCGGAGAGTCTCCCCATCGACAACACCTTCGTTGTCGTCAACTCTCGACAGCACCGCGTCGAGACGTTCCTGTGCGGACTTCAGCTTCGCTCGCGAAGCGGCCAAAGTAACCGGCTCAGGGATAGGAGCCGCTGTCGGGGTGACAGCGGGCTGAGGGCTAAGCTGCACCGCAGCAGCGGGACGGGCGAGAGCCGCGTCACGTTCCTGAAATGCCTGCTTCGCCATGTTCGCGAGGTGACCAGCCCCCTTCAGTGCTTCGGGAATCGTCTTGTACTTGCCTGCAATCAGACCAGTCTGCGGATCACGCAGGGCCTCGAAAGCAGCGACGAGATCGTCGGCTGAAAGGGTGTCCGCCTTGGCCGTAGGTACTGCTGCCGGTGGAGCGCCAGCGTTCGGAGCAGGTAGTCCGCTCTGAGGCTGCGCTGCCGGGGGCTGTGCCGGGGCCGGTGCTCCCTCCGCCTTCGGGTTGTCCGAATAGTCAGGGGGCGGTGGGGCAGCGTGGCCCCACCCGATCTTGCTCATCGGCTCGACAACCTCTTTCTGAACGAGGGTGCGAGACAGAAGAGCGGTAAGTTCTTGTTCCTCTTTGGTGCGTCCGATACTCATGTTGTCTCCTTCCGAGGTCGTCTCGGAGTTGACGGGTTAGAAATCCTCGTCTGGATCGTACTTCTGTGGCAACGTAGGCTGGTCGAGACCTACGACGGGTCGAACGAGCCCTCGCTGCCGTTTGAGATCGTACAACTGTTCGTTGGTCACATTCTCCATCACCGCATTGATCCGCTCGATATTGGTCTCCTGGATGATGATCTCGAAGAACTTCAAGAGGGATTCACCGAAGACCACGCCCCCCGCGAGGAACTCGTCGGGATACAGGTCTTGGCGGGTTTTGGTACGATCCTTCCACTGCTGATTCATCGTCTTGAGGATGTCTTCGATGAACGGCTTGAAGTACGAGTTGTAGGCTGGCGAGTTTAGTACGTACTCGATCATGCCTCGTTGCTCTTCATCAAGCTGTCGGATGTCGAAGTGTTCGCGGAAATCACCGCGCTCCATAGTGAACCGCCTTTCTTATGCGGCGACGCCGACCGGCCCCATCTGACTGGAGATGTCCGGAGGAGCCATGAGAGACTGCGCTGAGCCTTGTGCGGCCCCCGGCATACCGGGAAGGACGCTCGGACCCTGCGAAGCAATCTGACCTGAGGTCGGAATGCCGGCAAGACCTCGGCCCTGGAGCATGCCCGAAAGTTCTGGCGACTGCATGAACTGCTGGAGCATCGGGTTGACGACGAAGATTTCGTTGATGTTCGGAACTTCGAATGTCTTGAAGATGCCACGGAAGAAGTTCACCGCGTTGATCTGCCCCATCAGCGACTGGCCGAGTGGAGTACCGAGCGCCTGAAGTAGCTGGAGCATGTTCTGCTGCTGCATCTGCTTGCTGAGGCCCATCGTCGCACCCATCGCACGTGCCGAATAGTTTGGCAACATGTCGTAGGCGGAGAGAGTTTCGCGCGAAGCCGGATACGGCTGCCCGGTGGTTTCATCGATCATCGCACCGTCGCCGAGGATCATGACTTCGACGGGAGGTTCGAGGAACTGCTTGCTGAGAGAGCAGAACTGGTTGGCGATTGCCTCCAGCATGTTCTCTTCGTAGATGCGAGACTCCAGCATGAGTCGAGTGCCGGCTGCTTCTCGGCGACCCACAAACTCACGGGCGGTCTGTCGGCTGTCACCGCCGAGACCCTGCACGGCGTCATCGATGATACCCGTGCCCATCTGGAGGAACTCGCGCATCTGTGCGAGCTTGTTGTCCGCAACTGTGAGCCCCGAGTAGTCCCACTTCATCGGGGCCATGACCTTCGATGGATCACCGTTCACGCCGATCAGACGGCCAGGGCGCGAGTAGAAGTTGCGCGTGGTAAGGCCCGCCGAGCGGTCGTAGATGATCATAGGGTCGATCATCAGGTCAGCCGCATCGAGCGACTGGTTGATGTAGCGGTTGCCAACGATCTGAAGCTTCTCGACAACCTCGGCCTTGCCGGGCGCGTAGAAGTAGTGAAGGTCAGGAGTCGGAGAATAGGCGACGAACGGCAGAAGCCCGTGGTTATACGGGTTCGGATTGTTCCGCATCAGGTAGCGACGGTTCGCGACCGTGACGACTCGCTGGAGAACGCCGTCCTTCGAAAGCTCCGAGGGCACATCGCCCCAGAACTCCAGGATTTCGATCGGCCGCGAGTACTTATTCATGAATCGCGCGGTGTCGTCGTCCATGCCCGAACGAACCTGGAAACGACGGACCGAAGACTGGAGTTCACCGGTCATCGCACCGATGGCTCCGTCTCGTTCCATCCGGGCGAGTTCGCCCTTCGAGAAGGTGCCGATCGAAGCGAGATACCGGACGTCATCGAGGTCAAGGAAGTAGCGCCGCACGACCCACTTCATGTCGCGTAGACGCGCGACCGTAGGCTGTGGGAAGAAATCGAGAAGGTCAATGTTGAGTGTTTCGGGTCCATCGAACTCGACAACGTTGCCCTTCCGGAGGTACTTGACGACCTTGCCAGAGATCGGCATACGCTCGACCTGTTCCAGGATGCGCATCCTCTCGGTGCGCTTCCATCCGATCTGCATCACCGAGACGCCGTAGAGGTCGGCACCGACGATGACATCGACCTGCTTCAGGAACATGTTGTCGTCTTTCATCTGCGCGCCGTTCAGCGATTCTTGCTTCTGCGCGATAGCCCGGTCATTCGGGCCGTAACCCATGAAGTTGACTGGCGGCCACATAGAAAGCGAGGAGGCCGCCTTGCGAGCAGCATCCGCCCAGATCGCTGAGAAGATCAGCGGGATGTGGACGTTGTTCTTGTGCGGGTGGAATCGTCCGCTCCACGAGCCGCGCCACAGGTCGTACAGCCGGGGCCACTTTTGGCGAATCCCGCTGTACTGCTGCTCAGAGTAGAGCATGCAGTCAATCACCATCGAGCACATTTGCTCACGGTAGGCGTATCCATCTGCTGCTCGTTCAATCGTGCCGATCATTTGTCCTCTTGAGGTACTCGATCGCGTGCTGGAGAGTTTCTAGACTCTCCTGCAAAAGACCGATTGCACGGTTGCAAGAACCGCAAAGAAGACCCCGCACACGATTCGTCTCGTGATCGTGATCTACGTGGAGAACAAGAGGTTCTCTCCGGCAGATTGCACAGAGGCCTTTCTGTTCTTTAACCATCGCTTCGTAGGTAACCAGGTCAATCCCGTAAGCACGCTTCAACCATATTTCTTTCTTACGTTCGGTGGATTGATCTCTATACCACTGACGTGCCCTCGCTCGGTCACGCGCGATGGCATCTTCACTCTTACAGGCCATTGGAAATCTCCAGACGGATGAATCCTCGGGGGCCGACCAAACCGCTATCAGCGACCATCTTAGTGTACAGGTCCCGCGTGAGTTGAACGTCAGACCCGCAGTAGTTGAACAACTTCGCCCAGTGCCCCTTGCGCATGAGTTCTTTCACATTCGAGCCGTGGTCAATCTTGCCCCGCCCGAGGTTACGCTTCGCAATGCGATCGAGCGTTAGATCACCTTTCGCAGTGGGAATGTTGGCAACTCGATGCGCATCGACTAGGAGTTGATAGATGTCGATGTGCCGGCGAATGCGGAGGCGTCTGTTTGCGATCCCCTCGATGCAAGGTAGATCGAAACGCGTGGAGCAGTAACCCACGATGATGTCAGCGGCTTCCAGGTGGCGAGCGCACTGCTCGATCGTGTTGTCGTCGTAGAGGTAGAGCCAGGCATCGCGTGTATCGTAGAGGGCAATGGCAGAGGCACCGCCCTTTCCGGAGCGAAGCTCATCCCACCCTGCATCGATGTCATCGGGACGTAGGTCCGATGCCCACTTGCGCGTCTCCAAGTCGAAGAAGATGATGCGGGCCATCCGGGCCGCCTTTCAGTTGAGCTTGTCCACGCTATCGGCGAAGGTGAGCGTCTTGACGCCGAAGTCATTCAGCCAGAGGACTGCACCGTTAGACAACTCGAAAATGTGGTACGTGTTCGAAGGGTACGACTTGACCTCATGCGAGAAAATGCGCAGAGTCTGGTCGATCCCGGTGCCGCAGATGCGGCAGTAGCTCTCTTTCCGTGGCATCAGGTCTCCGTGAATCGGCGGTCGCCGTGTGCGATGCGAATCCCTACTTCGTCGGGCACGTCCGCGCGGGGGAAACTATCGAGGAAGCGTCCGGTGCTGTAGGAGGTGTAGACGCCACCACGAGCAGGGGTAGGTGCGGGCGTGAGTTGGATGTAGATCAGGCGTACGTATGGTGGGTACGCTGCTTCTGACGTGCAAGCGTTGACGTTGTAGGTCAACTCCTGGTTCGTCGTAACATTACCGGAGTCAGTCCACGAGTGCGCATGATCGACAGTCTGGCGGATCACGCCCCCTGAGAGGATTTCGGCCCCGAGGTTCGCGAAGGTGAAAGAGCCGGTCTGCGTGATCGTGTGCACGTGATTATTTTGGATCGGCTGGCATGTCGCAGTATGCGTGTGGGTCAGCGATCCACCAGTCGTGAGGCCGTCGCCACCGGCTGCACCTTTCAAGAAGTATCCGTCCATCGCGGTGTACCGCGTCCACCCAGGAGGTATACTGGCGTTCGTCCCCGCCCAGAGAGCGATCACTGAATCCGGGAGACTGGCCGCGCCATCATTCCGAATAGTGTTCAGCTTCTTGTAGACAGGTTCATGATTTTCCGCGTTCGTCGTGTTCGTGGTACTCTGGTTGGTCGCAGTAGCCGAAGAAATCGTCAGGCTGTGGTAGTGCGATGGTTGCAGAACGGGAAGGCCGTCGTTGATCGGTTGCTGCGTAGACGCGCCCACTTCGAACTCAGAGTTACAGTCAGGGTGCGTGTGCGCGTCCTGCCCGTGCGTGTGGGCGGCAGAGACGTGAGTGTGCGTCAACGCACCACCTGTTGCACCACCGTCGCCGGCAGCAGCCGCACCCTTGAGGTAACTTCCTGCTTGAACGCGAGACCAGTTCGAGGGGAGCGTGTCCGACTCGAAGAAGGCGTACGCGCCGGCAGGGATGCCCGTGGGGCTGCCATCCGACTTGATCCAGATCACTACTTGGAACGGAAGATCGTTCGACGAGTTCGCGTTGAAGCTCACCGTAGAGGCCTGATTCGTAGCTACGGTCGTGGGAGAGGTAAACGCGTGGGAGTGTGATGTCGCGAACGATGTACCCGCACCAGCGGGTGCGTTATCACCACTCGTGTAAAGCACACTACTGCCCGCTGCACTATGAGCGTCCTGTAGTGGCGTGTGCGCAGGCGAAGTGTGCGTGTGAGTGGCGTTCCCTCGGCTGGTCAGGTCTGTGTCCTGCCCCGAGGGAGCGCCCTGGATGTATTTGCTATCGAGGGATGTTTCGCGAGTCCATCCGCTCGGGATGCTTGCTGCCGTTGTCGGCCACGCTACGATCACTCCTGCTGGAACTGGCATGACGCATCTCCCGCAGGGTGTCCTGCAACTCGACGAGCGACTGGGACACCTCTTTCACGAGTTCTCGGAGGTTGGAGCCCCATGAGTAGGAGCGGATGTCGGGCATCACTGCAACACGGCCTTCCGGGTCAACGGTCGCGAGACCGTGACGCACAGCTAGGTAGGCGTCGTAGACGTCCTTGTAGACGTGCTTCGTACCATCGTCGAGTTCAACGATGATCGTCACAGGGCCGCCAACGCGTTGTTCACGGCTGTGATCTGATCACGGGCAGAGTTCATGTCAGCGATGAGCGCGTTCTTCACGCCCGTCTTCTCTCCTGCGGAGAGGAGGTCCCAGACGCTGCTCCCGAGATCGTTCTCGAAGATGCTGTTGATTCGCTCACGATCCTTGACGAGCAGGTTGAGAGCAGCGTTGAGTGCGGACATTTGGGTTGCGACGCTTGCGGGAACTGACATGGGTTACCTCAGACTGGTTCTCGCGGGGAGGACCAGGAATCATCGTCCCACCCGTGACCAGGAGACATGAGGCCAGCGGAAGCTGCCTCATCCCGATCCGCGAGGAACTGGTTGAGTTCGTCGTATGACATTGCTTTGCCGACCGTCTTCAGGTCTTCGTCCCACGGGCGCTTCGGGATGGCCCCCTCGTCGCGGGGGTCACTCGGCTTGACTGCGGGAGGCATCCACCCACACTGCTTGGTGAAGCCGTCCGTCATCGCATCTGCGATGTCATCGTGGCCGACGACGTCAACGCGCACGATCTGATCGATCAGCGTCTTGACGACAGGCGGGACGACGAAGTGCGGACACTGCCGAGGGAGGTAGCGATTCGTGAGCCGATCGTACTCGGGAGGAGGACAGTCACAGTGATCGCGGTGGAGGAGGATGCGGACGTAGCCTTCGGCCCAATGGCCGACGGCGGTACGGATGCGTGCCTTCTTCTCCGTGGTGCGGTTGAACTGGATGAACTGGTCTTCCGAGAACATGAAGCCGGCTGTGCGGAGGATGCCGAGGATTCGGTTCTTGTAGGTGCCCTCTTTACCACCGGGCTCCTTCTCGTCGGTGATCGCGCGAATGTAGATGCCACGCTTGCGGAGTGCGAGGCAGACCTTGACGAGTTCCTTGTTGAAATCTTCTTCACGCCACGTGTTTGAAGCGCGTAGGAGATCGGTGTCCAGGTAGAGGATACCGTTGTCCTTCGTGTCCTTGATCCAGACGACGATCGCGCTGTAGTCGCCCGCGCCGATGTTCTGCGCGTTCTTGAACGCGGTGTCGATGTGGATAGTCGCCCACTGTGGGGTGACCTCCCAACGAAAATCGGGATAGGACATGTAGAGCCACGGAATCTGTGACTCGACGAGAGGCGCGTGTTCACCCGAGCCTGGATTGTTCTGCTGCTGGCAGGCGAAGTCTTCCGCGTCGCGGTGCTTAGCCTGGGCGATCATCGCCTTGTCCCAGAGTTGCGGATTCGTCGGCTCGCCGGTGGCTTCGTCTTCCGTCTGGTAGAAGAAGACATGCCAGATGCCTTCACCAAATGGAACTTGGTCGAAGGTCGCCATGTGGGGACAAGTCATGCCCTCCCATGATGCAACGCCTCCCTTACGGAGGTGTTCTCCAGCGATGTCGTTGTCGAGGTAGCGGGTGAGGTTGAGGACGATGAGCCCGTTAGTGTGGACCGAGTTGAAGGCAGCGTTGACCGCCTCTTGCTGCCCACGGAGGTAGGCAACGCGCTCAGCACGGAGCTTCGTCTTCTGGAGAGGGTCATCCCACCAGCACTGGCGGGGATGGTATCCGGTGGAGCCGATCGCGGCCGACGAGGTGTCGAGCGATGGCTCGTTGATGTTGTGTGAGGTGCGGAGGCCGTGATTCGTGTACTTCTTCGTCCAGGCCTTCGAGCCGTCCTTCCAGTTGCCATAGAGCCAGCAGAACCAGGAGGTGCTATCTTCGCCCGCCATGACTGTCTGCTGCGCTTCGAGTACGCCGAGCGAGAACTCTTCGGTGGCGGACTGGATCAGCGTTGTCATGTTGCCGTCGTCGAGATGCGTCCAGAGGGATGCGGCCTTGGTGCCGCAGACGGTCTTTCCGAAGCCACGAGGGAGGATCGAGGCGAGATGTGTTCGGCCAGGGACGCCTGAGAGGGCGCGGGTCTTCCAGGCGAGCAGGTGCTTCTGCCACCAGCCGAGGTAGGGCCGATGGATCGGCTCGTAGAGCCAACGTGGTTCGGCAGGGTTCGCCTTGAGGAAGGCTTCCGCGCCCCACGCTTTCGTGACGAAGTACCAGAGGGACTGGGGGTGTGTCCCTACAGTTTCGCCGTCTTCCGCGAACCAAGAGTTCGGAGCGCAGATCGAACGCCATAGGTCACGTTCCGCATCCAGGTCCCAAGTGATGTCAGCAGTCTTTGCCATTGGTACTCCCAACAGCTAGTGAGCCCCCATCGATGTGCGGTCGATGGGGACATGTGTAGCCACTCAGGTCTTCCGGGCAAACGGTAACGCACGGAGCCATCCTCTCACAGTACGTGTGATCTTCGCCCAGGTCTGCTTGACCAGGGCCGTACGAGCTTCTGGATAGACGAAGAGGATTCGAACGCTCTCGGCGAACCAGTGCACACGCCGGTACTTGCTCCGCGACTTCGCGGGATTGTTGTACATGTAGACAGCTTCGTTGTGGGAGACACGCCGTCCCTGACGGATCGACTCGATCTCCTGGATGTTCTGCTGGACGAACGACTGCCGAAAGCGGTCAGATGACGCCACTTTACGGTCGGCCGCGCGCTGCGCATCCTGCACGGCAAGGAGGCGCTCGTCGGCAGAGCGATCGCGGGCTAGGAAGGTGAACGTCTTGCCGTCCTGTTTGAGGACCGCGAGCTTGCGCTCCTCGACTGCCTCGTCGATCGAGAGGTGGTACTGAATCTGCTCCTGCCGCGCGGCCTCATTCTCAGGCTCGCCGAACTGGAGGATGTCTGCGCCGAGGGGACCAGCGGGAAGAAGCTCGACCGTGTCCTTCGTTCCATCTGCGAGGGTGATCTCCACCTTCTCGGTGCGGTCGCGGATGCCGAGGACGTCGAGGTCCTCGCGAATCTTGTCGCGGAGCGCGTCCTGCTCACTGAGGACGACGAGCGGATCGCGGAAGCCGATCTTGATCGTGCCCGTTTCGTCCCACGTGTCGCCGTGGTCATCGACAAACTTCTTCGCAGAGTGCTTTCGAATCTCAGGTACAGGACCAAATGGATCAGCCACTGTGCTCTCCTTTCTTATGCGCCCGGCTTCGAAGGGAGCCCTCGGCGGCTCGCTGAGAAGGTACGCGGATCAACGTAGTTCGAGCCTGGGCGCATCGCGCGCGCTTGGCGGGCCATACGGCCGGCGTAGAGGATGTCCGACTGGAGTGCGTCCGGGTGCTCGGAGGCGAAGTGCTGCTGCGCTTCCGTGTCCACGCTGGAGCAGGTGTTGCAAAATGGATCAGCGTAACGTTCGACGGGCTTTGCCGCGCCGCAGTTCTGGCAGGACGATGAGAGTGGCATCAGTCGAGGCTCCTGTAGTCGAGGTTGATTTCGTTGAGGAAACGGGTGACGTAATCGTTTTCCAGGGCACGCCTGCTGAGCGTGACGAGGTGGTGTTCGTTGACCGTGTCGTTGTGATCGATCACGCGAGTGAGGCCGGGGAAGCCGTTGATCGGCTGGAGCGTGATGCTCACGGGTTCACACCAGCAGTCCACCGAGGAAGCATGGCCGTGGAAGCGACTCAACATCATGTGGAGTTCGCCGGTGACGCGCATCATCCGCGATCCTTTCTGACCACCTGCTCTTCCAGTGGTACGTCATCGAGGAGAGATTCGGATTCCTTCAGCTTTTGGGCGATGAGAGCTTCCCACTTGAGCCGACGGGGCTTCGATGCTTGCACGTAGTCATGAAGGTAGTGATCGAAAGCGACGATCAAGACTTCTTCGAGCGTGTCGTCGAGCTTGCCGAGGACGAGTTCGGAGAAGACGACGTGCAAGAGTTCGTGGAGGACGTGGCGGAGTGTGTCCGAGGTGTTCCCGTCCACCATGATGGTGATCTTGTGCGGTGGGTACTCGTAGGCGAAGACGACTTCACCAGCGTACCCGTTACGGAAAGCTTTGAACTCAAGCGTTGTGGTCGGACGCTCCAGGAGCTTGTAGAGGTGCTGATGGAGACGGGCTCGCGACCAGAGCAGCCGCTTCTGGTGATGGGGCATCGGCAGTGTCCTCCATGCCGAAGACGTCTTTGAGTGCTGCGAGTAGTGCGTCGGTTCCGAATGATTCCCTGAGGGAGGTGAGGACCATCTTCACGCCGCACGCTTGGTGCATGTCCTTGAGACGGCCGAGTGCGAGAGCGTAGGTCTTCGGCTTACCCGGCCCGAGGTCCTTCGCCTTCGCTTGATCCTTCAGCTTGTGATACTGCATCGAGGCCGTCATCCGCGTGTCGGGATGTAGGTCCGTCCGGAGTGCGAAGGTCAGCGCCTGCTTTGAGAGCCGGCGATTGATCTCATCTTCGTCACCGAGGTCCACGAGGGCATCGATCATCTGCGCGAGGTCGAGTAGTGCCTTGTGGTCGAGCATTCCTTTCGTGGCCGGAGCCGGGCTCTTCGCAGGGGCAGCAGGCTGATCCGCGACAGCTTTCGGCTTCGGCGCTTCCTTCACCGGCGCGTTGCGCGGTGCAGGTAGTCGTCCCTCTTCGATCAGATCGCGACGCGCTCGGGCGATCGTAGACTCCGAGAGGCCGGAACCGATGACCTGCTCCGACTTCGATTCGGTCGGGTGGGCGAGGATATAGGTCCGGGCCTGAAGGATTTTCGCGGCAGAGATCGACATACCGGGCGGCCGAGGCGGGACGCTGAATCGCTCTGACATAGACGATGCTCCTACAGGAGGTAGAGGGCGGCGCGGATCAAACTCTTCGGATCATCCCGAAAGTTCCCAAGTCCCATGTTGCATCCTGGACAGAGGAGACCTCGGATCGCACCAGTCTGATGGTCGTGGTCTACATGCAACTGACGTAGCTGCTGTAAGCAGATTGAGCAGAGACCGCCCTGAGCGATAACCATCTGATCGAAAAGCTCTGCCGTGAGCCCCGAAGAGCGCCATTGAAAGACTCTACGGGCGCGTTTCGACTTGGGGGTATTGCGGTACCGTCTCTGTATAAGTCTATGGCCCGCAAGAGGATCGGACTTCGGTCGCATCTGACATACCCCTTTTCCTTTCTATGCGCCGGGGGCTTCGCCCCCTACGCGTGGGATTTTTTAGGGTCACTGGGGTGGGGGGCCAGCCTCACGCCCACACGCGCCCGCCCTCATAGCGCACGCACGCAGCCCACCGAGGGCACGCTCCCCTCTCGCCCCGCGCGCTGTTCCATCTTGCACCACCGGGCGGATTCCCCCTCAGCAGTATCATACCCCAAGAAGCGTGCCACTGTCAAGCCAGACATGTCATGCCCTTGTCAAGCGCGGCTGTTCCACTTTGGAACGGGCACATGAGGAGGCGCGGCGGGCGAGAAACGGCTGGCATGAAGACGTTGCTAGATGCCCCTGACGCAATGGCATTTCGCCCAGGATCGAGGTTCCTTCGGTGGCTGCGGTATTGTGGCAGCACAAGTTACAGGCTGGCACAGAGAGTGCGATAGTGAATCCTCACACGAGGTAAGCGTCAGAGCCCGAAGCGCCCGACAGGGCCGCCGTGGGACGGAAGCAGCAAGCGAACCCCGTGACAGGAGCGAGCGAAGCGCGAAGCAGGTCACACGGCCCTCTAGAGGCCCGCGCACGTCGAGTGCCATTCACGACCCGACCATAGCTGATGCGAGCACGCTCCAACGAAACCTGCCAGCGAACAACGCCCGCAAGGCGTCGCGAAGCAGGCCAATCAGACACTCCAAGGTGACGCACACTAGAGCGACCTACCGCGACCAAGAGACGCACGCTATCACGGTGCGAGCGGTTAGCAGCGCAGTCGGCTGAAAACGCGATGACCCAGTGGAACGACCTTGACGGGTGTAGCGGTCTGGTGCTAGATTCTCTCGTGTGAGCGAAGCCGGATAGCGTCCGGTTAGAACGCACGGAAGTGTATCGAGAGAATCGCACCACTGACGAGCCCGCGAGGGCGAAACCGCGAGGAGCCACATCATGCCGAAGACTGAGGTTGTTGTCCCGCTCGATTTCGACATCCGCAATATCCCCGCTGAAGAGTGGGCATGGTGCGAGCACTGCGCCTGTCACCTCGATCACTGCGACTGCGCAGAGCAGAACTAGGACGAAACGCGCGTGGTAGTGCCCGTGGATGCCCGGCTAGGGCTGAAGCGGCTGCAAGATGCAGAGCCAGAGAAAGTGCTCTGCTAAGAACCACGCGCGTCTGTGCGTAACTGCGCACACTGATGAGTCCACACAGAGGAGTCTACCAATGTACGAGATCACCTTGATCCTGAGCCACGAACGCCATGCGCGCACGTGGAAGGCGAAGGAGTTTCCTAACGTGACCGAGCGTGGTGTTGTCTCGTTCACAACGACCCTGAGCGACAGACCGATGCGCATCGTCCCCGGAAACGGAACCATCATCATCGAACCCGTCTCGTAGAGGAGGCACACTAATGGCGCACCGTGTGGGCAGCGTACAACGCTGTCACCGAGGTTGCCGACTGGCGGGAAGGCCGGAACGCAGATGAGAGTGCCCTCGTTGGGGGCCGTGCGAAGGAGAAGTCGCGGGCCTACGTGGCTGCGATGGCTCTGGTGAAGTAAGGACGAAACACGCAGAGCCCGGAGGATGGTTCTCGGTCCCTTTCGGACGCTCCGGTCACTCTACGTGTCCACCAGTATACGCTGGTGCTGATGAGTCCCAACACATGGAGGAAGCCAATGGCACGCAACACCGCTGACGCAATCGCACGTGCTGGAGCGATCGATCGCCTCCGTACGCGCATCGAGACCGCCCGCAACGAGATTCGCCACGCGTTGCGTGATGTAGGCGACGATGGCATCGGTAACCCCCTGTTGTCTACCTTCCTCAATCTCACGCTTCTCAACCTCACGCACGCGCACGATCGTCTGGAGGACATCTGAACAACGAAGAGATCAATCGTGACTTCCGCGACGCAGCTATCGAGCGTGCGCAGGAGCGGCTCGCGAAACCTGAGCCATCACCACGCCGTTCTCAAACGCCGCAGTACTACAACCCGAGCGAACGTACGTGCTCGCAGGCTTGCGGATACTGCGGGAGGTGCACATGAAAGGCCATTGGAAGCACACGCTTGCATGTATCGCGCTCTGTACGCTACTCCACTTCGCGCTTGAACTCTGGAGCTACGACGACACGAGCCGCTACATCGCAGACCTTCAAATGCAGATCGACAACCTGAAAGCGCGTGTGAGCGCGCTGGAACCCCTACCCTAACCCAGGAGCAGCAACATGGGCAAGAGTAAGTCCGCAGATGGCGCACAGAAGACTGGTAAGAAGCAGAAGACTGCGGATCAGAAGACACGCCAGTCGATGCGCACCGCGATGAACAAAGATCGTCGTGCGAAGCAGCAGAAGCGGTGGCTTACCGCTCGGCAGAAGCGCGCAGTCGAGACTAAGGGCCTCTCGAAAGGCTTTAGCGCCTTCGTGAACCAAGGCTTCCGTGAGGAGGCACATCTGCACGCGTCACGTACCATCGTAACTGTGGACGGCGAGATCACCGTCGTGAAGACCCCGAGCGTCGGGAGACTCAAGCTCGCGCGTGGCATTCACACCAAGTTCAAGGAGCCGCTCAGTGGCTGACACCACGGCAGTACAGACGAAGAACGTGAAGCTCCTCGGTGGTCCGATGGATAGGCAGACTATCGCTGTCCCTCGTTCGGCCGAAGTCTTTGCAGTCGGCAAGCCGGGGCGCGCGTTCTGGTTCTACACCTACGCTAGCAAGGTAGGCCGCGAAGAGTACTTCGCAATCAAACCTCGTTCGCGTGCGATGCAGCGTTTTGTCTTCTGGGCAATCGGCAATCAGGGGAAGGACCCTCGGGTAGAGCAGCACATCCAGAAGACTTACCCTAAACGGGACGGCGTCAGCCGCAAGGGGCAGGGTGCTGCACGTCGCCGTGCGAAGCGGGAGACCGTGTGATCCCAAGCAACGTTGACCCTAACGAGATGGATGACGATTGGTACGATTCCGAGGATGAAGACTCGGAAATGTGGGAGTGTGGCAACTGTGGTGAAGTAAACCACTGGTCTGACATTGAATGTCAGTACTGTGACCCCTACCTCGACGATGACGGGCTGGACTACCTATGAACACGCCCCCGCAGTTCACCACGCTCCAGGTCGTTGCAGTACAGAACCTCAACGGTCGCAAGCACGATTACGTGCGTGTCTTCGGGCACGATGTCAACGACATGGGCGACACGAAGCTAGTCGTCGAGGTCGCGCTCAGCCCGAAGGACGCGATGGAACTGATCGAGGTGGCAGCGCGCGAGCGCAAGTTCCCCGAAATCGAGGTCCCCGAGCGTTCAATCGTGAAGATTCTCAACACCGACAACATCGAACTCCTACACATCGGGCAGGTCGGCGAAGACCCACGGAGGAACGCGTGAGACACCTGCCAACAGAGTCCCGTTACTACACCGACGAGAGAGGTCAGCACATCGCGATGCCGAAGGAGCGCACCTCCTCGGACGACGATCGTACCTCCCACGCCAAGCTCCACCAGGAGATGTTCAAAGAGGGCGCACTGATCAACGCAACAGTCTCCGACATCCTGCGAGAGTTGCAACTCGATCGCGAGTGTGGTACTATCCGCCCGTTCGTCGAGGGTGAGCCCATCGGCCGCATCCCCGACGGATTCGAACGCCCGAAGACGTGGCGCAGGAAGAAGCGCATCAAGAATGGCAAGACCGGAGCATTCCACACGAAGCACTTCAACGAACGCCGTGAACGGCAGCGCGCTGAAATGCTCACGCTCCGGAAGCAGAACGACGAGGTAATCGACTCCATCCTCGGGAGGAAGTTCTGATGGGCAAGTACCGTGACCTGCGACGCGAGTTTAACAACCTCCACAAGCAGGCGATGGAGGTAGCGAACGCCGCCCGTGAACTCACAATCAAACAGGTCGAGATCGTACGCGAGATGAACGCCCTCGGTGGGAAGCTCGCGAACGCTAGCCAAGAGTTCTGGAAGGAGACTCTCTCCGAGATCGAGAACGAGACAGGAAAGAAGAAGGTCCAGGAGCTACGCATCGACGACGAGGAATTCAAGCCAGTCCCCGCAACAAGCATGGACAAGTACACGACACCAGCAGCACGGACACCGAGTCTTAACCGGACGATGACACCGCTGATGTACGGTGAGAGCAAGCGGAAGTGCTCACTCTGCCACACCAACGAGCCGAAACCACACCGCGCGAAGAACTGCCCGAACGCACACGTGATCCAGCAGCAGAAGAAGGCAGCAGCGACACAACCGAAGCCGAAGCGCACCCGCAAACCTATGACCGAAGAGCAGCGTGCCGCAGCAGTGCAGCGTCTGGTGAAGGCACGCGCCATGAGAGGAAAGAAGAAGTGATGACTGTCCGCGAAGAGATCATGAAGGCATTCGACCAGTACGACAATGGCACCATCACGCGGAGCGCCTTCGCCACCGTGGTGGAGCACGAGACCAAGCGCGCGTACGACGCCGGCTACAACGACCGTGACAACGAGGATGAGGACGAGTACGAGTACGAGCTTGAACTCGAAGACCAAGACGATGAGGACAACGATGCTCCTCTCTGATCTCGTCACCCTGATCCACAAGATTCCTGGTGGCGCTCGCGTCTCTATCACCAGCACGACTGATCCCAAGCACAGCCGGGGTCAGTTGTACGGTGTGGTCGAGTTCGAAACCGGTAAGCGCCAACTGTTCCCCCGCGTCAAGCTGTTCCATACCGAGAAAGAACTCCGCACCATCCTGGAGAACGCGCGATGAAGCTCTACCTCGTTGGCGGAACCGTCCGCCGTTACATGCTCGGCCTTCCTCCCACGAAGGACCTCGACTTCGCAGTCGAAGCCGAATCCTACGAAGCGATGAAGGAGGAACTGGTCACCAACTACGGGCTCACCATCTGGCAGGAGCGTGAGAAGTTCGTCACCCTCCGTGGCCGACTCCCGATCACGCACGTGAACTGGTTCGCTGGTGTCCTCCGTGGTTACAGCGGTGTCGTCGATGCTGACTTCACCCTCTGCCGGAAGGAAGCGATGTACTCGGACGGTCGTCACCCGGACACCGTCACCCCGACCCACCTCTGGGAGGACCTCAGCCGTCGTGACTTCACCGTCAACGCTGTCGCGATCTCTGAGGCAGGCGAGTGGATCGATCCGTACGGCGGCAAGCGTGACGCCGTGGACCGCATCCTGCGTGCTGTCGGTGACGCAGGCGAGCGCCTCGAAGAGGACCCGCTTCGTGGACTCCGTGCACTCCGCTTCATGGTCACCGAGGGTTTCACTGCCGCACCCGCCCTCGATGCGGCGCTCAACTTCTACGTCAACCTCTCTGGGCTCCCGGTGGAGCGCGTTCAGAATGAACTCCTCCGCGCCTTCCAGACCAACGCGTACCAAACGATGACCCTCCTGGTCCTCAAGTACAGGAACATCCTACAGCAGATGCAAACCCTCTACCCTGACCTCTGGTTCAAACCCACTACGGAGAAACGATGAACCTTAAATGCTCCTCTTGTGGAGCGTCAGCGCATGCGTCGTGTAGTTGTGGCGTTGCCTACGTGCCAGCAGGAGAGCTTGCGAAGGCAGCAGTAGCTGCTAACCCTGAGATGTCGAACCGCGCCATCGCGGAGAAGATCGGAGTAGGGAAAGACTCTGTGCGAAGAGCACGAACCGGCGCAAAAGCGCCAGTTGAGAAACGGGTCGGCAAGGATGGCAAGGCACGGAAACAACCCGTAGCACGTGCGAAGAAGCCTGCTCCAAGCCATCAGCAACTTGCAGAGAGTCCTGCTGCGTGGCGCACACGAGTCGCGAACGTCACGACTCTCGTAGACAAGATCATCGAAGCGACAAATATAACGCTCATGGCAGTAGACTACGCTGACCTCAAGACGTGCCCAAAAACACCACAAATGCTCAGGGCGATCGATACCGCAATCGCGCGGTGGTCTAAGCTACGAGCCACCCTCAAGAAGGAGATGGAAAAATGAAGAAGCACACGGTCAAGATTTACCTCGACGAGAGAGACCTTACGAAGTTCGTTACGGTCGCCATCTCACGTGCAACCCGCGTCGTCAAGATCAAGCGCGAAGACTTTGATGTACGCGACAGCCGTCCTGGATCGACGATCGGATGCGTCAACTCTGTCTGCGCCCACCGTCTCGGTGACAAAGCCTTCCCTCACCCCGTCCACCTCGCAGTGTTCACAGCGTCACGAGCGTACATTGTGGACAAGGTGAACAAAGCCGGCATCCCGGTCCACGCAGTGTGGTACGCGCACGATGATAAGCTCGGTGTCAATCTCAACGATCACATTCACCCGCGTAACGTCCTCAAGCGCGTCCTCGACCTGAATCGTGTCGTGACTCTCCGTCCGCCGACCAAGCGTTTCGGTTCGTACATTCCGGGCAACGGGGGCAAAGTTTCCGGAGCGGCCCGGCTCATCCCTACTGTCCGCCGCGCGTACGTGGGTCGTGGTCAGTACGCACGTTCGCTGGCCGCTGGCCTCATTAAGGAGTCCACGTGATGAAGTACCCCATCCTCCTCACCCTCCTCGCTGTCACACTCGGCGTCCTCATCGGCTTCGGCCTCATGTCCACCCCAACCCTCCACGCACAGCCCGAGGGAACCACCCCAGGCTGGAGCTACTTCCCTGTCGGGGGCCTCGCCCTCTGCACGCCGCCTGATTCGCTCGGGCGGGTCAACTGTATCCCGCTCCCCCCGGGCAGCGTCCTCGCGGTACCCGACAGCCCGAAGAAGCAGCCTGACCCTACCAGGAAGATGACCGAATCGTGAACCGCCGCCCCTCATGGAAGGGTGGCCTCTTACTCAGTGCCCTCGGCTGGTTCGCAGTCGGATGGACCCTCTGGGTGGTCCTGGGACCCCCCTGCCGCGCCCTCCTGACCACCCGATTACTCATGGCTAAGTAAATGTATTTAGAGATGAGAAGAGAAGCGCCTATGGGCGCGTTCCGCTCAGGCTCTCTCCTTCTACATCTCGTTACTCGTGATCCACCGACCGTGAGTAACGAGTAATGTCCGCATTTTCCCCTTGTCCGGGAATCCCGGACATGAGACGATACCACTAGGAGGACCCCATTATGCTATTCCTCTGTGTCTACGCTGTTGTCGCCCTCGTCTTGTTCATCGCGTACCTGTCCGAGACGGACCTGGGCGCTGACCGCCCGATCCCGCTTATCAATATCGTCCTCTGGCCCTACGTCTGGGTCGTCGGCCTCTACCGCTGGCTCTTCCTCGCCGGCACCTTCACCTGGAGACGCTAGCCGAATGGCGAAGAAGAAGGAACTACACCCGCTCCTCGCTGGCATCGAGAGCGTCGAGCCGTACCCCCTGCTCGACTCAGCGACCCTCTACGAAGAGAAGGCTCCTCCGATGTTGATCGAGGAGTTTCTCCCTGCCGGAGGCATGATGGGGATCACCTCGTATCCAGGTGTGGGCAAGACGTGGCTCACCCTTGAGATCGTCCGCGCGATAGCGACCGGCCGGAAGTTCCTCGGCCGCTTCCCGACTCAGCGTGGTGGGGTGATCTTCATCGGCTCCGACTCATCGAAGTTCGACTACGCCCGCCAGTGGAAGCGGCTCACGCACGCGATGGAGGTAGCGAACGAGGCCGAGGGCACCCTCTTCGATTCAGCCCGCTTCCTTCTCGAATCGACCTTCATGTTCGAAGACATGGATTCGCTCCGCCGGCTGATCGCAACCTGCCGTCGCTTCGAGTGGGGCGAGGCGGTGATGGTTGGTGAGGGGACGAAGAACGCGAAGCTCGCACGGATGAAGGGCGTGGACCTGATCGTCTGCGACACGATGTCGAAGCTCACCCGCGCAAACCAGAACGACAACACCGAGATGGAGGAAGTCTTCCGTAACATCCGCGCACTCTCTGCACTCACTGGCGCAGCGGTCATCGTTCTCCATCACAACGCGAAGAAGTCGGAGTTCAACGACGGCTCCGATTGGCGTGGTGCGATGTCGCAGATCGGCGCGCTCGACTCCTGGTGTCACCTCACACCCTCGCGTAACAACAAGTACCTGATCGGTGTCCAGTTCAAGAAGTTCCGTGGCATCACGCCGGAAGACTTCGCTTACCAGATGGACGTGAGCGATCCGAACGTAGCGAACATCTCTGCCTCTGACGAGCCGGTCACCCTGGCACAGCGGCTCGCGATCAACCCTCTCACGGAAGCACTCGTGAAGGAGATCGTCGCGCACCCGTGGCAGACGCTGCCTGAGATTCGCGACATCATCTGGCCGCAGTTCGAGAACATCAGCGTGGGCGAGCTACACTTCACCGACCAAGCAGACTTCTCGAAGGCGTGCAACAATCGGATGCGGCCGCTCGTCGGCCGTGGCAAGGTCATCAAGAAGTACAACAAGCAAGGAGTGCCTATCTATGGTCCCGCTGAAGCAGCCGCGAGCTAAGTCCATCGACGTCGGGGAGAACGAAGCGATCGTTGTCTTGGAGAAGATCATCGGACTACTCGCACCACTTACCCACATGCGGCGCGTCCGTGTGATCAGAGCGGCCGCCGCTTACTACGAGATCAATGGGTAAGTGGATCAGGCTCGGCTACTGCCCGAAGTGCGGCAAGGATGTGGACGCTGACTACTGCGATGAGTGCGGGACGTACACTCAGGAACCAGAGGAAGAGCATGACACGCACCGAAAAACGCGAGTACATGCGCCAGTGGAGAAAGAAACACCCAGGCTACGGCGCAGCACAGAAGCGCGCGTGGTACTTGAGAAACAAAGAACGCGTACACGAGTACAACGCCGAACGCAGAAAGAACAGCCCGAAGCTCCACCGACAGTACGATCAACGTTCAATGCGACGCCGAAAAGAAGTCGCCCGTGAATGGCTGCACAAAGAGAAAAATGCACCCTGTCTGGATTGTCGTAAGAAGTACCCGGTGATCTGTATGGACTTCGATCACGTCCGGGGCCGGAAGCTCTTCACACTCTCGCATGCCTGGAGATTTTCTCCCTCCGAGCGTTTGAAGGAACGGAAGAAATGTGAGCTTGTCTGTTCCAACTGCCACCGTATTCGAGAGGAAAGACGACGTGCCCGTATATACTTACCAGTGTAAAGTAGGTCATCGGTGGGAAGAAGTACGATCCTTCGAAGGGTCGGAAACGTCGGAAGCAGGATGTGCGGAGTGCCAGGGAGTTGAAGGATATGTTCGAACGGATGGAACCAAGACGCCCTCCCGAGCGTCGCACCTCTTCATAGGCCGAGGCTTCACCCCTAAGTTCTACCCGAATCGAAAGGAGAACGCATGATTACGATCGTGCTCGCAATCCTCACCCTCATCGAGATCATCGGCGTAATCGTCGCCCTCAGGGACTGATGGTTGTTCGTATCGATTGGGAGCGCAAACTCACACGCTCAGAGCGGAAAGGACGTCCTGATGAACGCTAAGATCAGACTCTTCGCTTCCCTGATCGAGGACGAAGCGATGGCCCAGGTCGAACGTACTGCTTCGCTCCCGTTCGTCCGTGGTCTCGCGGTCATGCCCGACGTCCACTGGGGCCGAGGGAGCACCGTCGGGACCGTCGTCGCGACGAAGGGCGCAGTCATGCCCGCGTGCGTCGGGGTGGACATCGGCTGCGGGATGATCGCAGTTCGTACCACGCTGAAGCCCGAGCAGGTGAAGCCGCACCTCCAGACCATCCGCGAGGGCATCGAGCGGCGCATCCCGCTCGGCATCGGCCCGTACGGGATGAACTCGCGTATCCTCCCTTCGGCCCAGGCCCGGATCGAGAAGCTTGAAGCTCTCGCCGAGAGGAACTGGGGTGACAAGAACCACATGAACCAGCGCGCCAAGGACTGGCGGACCCAGCTTGGTTCCCTCGGTGGGGGCAACCACTTCATCGAGGTGTGTATCGGCCGTCCGTACTCGGCTGATCCAGAAGTAGACTACGCCATCGACAGCGTGGGATACCCGGAAGAAGTTTGGGTTATCCTTCACTCGGGTTCCCGTGGCGTCGGCAACAAGACTGGCACCCACTGGACGAACGTCGCGAAGAAGTATGCCGAACGCTACATGTATGACACGCATCTTCCGGACCCGGACCTCGCGTATCTCGTGGAGAAGAGCGAAGAGTACCACGCGTACATGAAGGAACTCTTCTGGTGCCAGGAGTACGCGCTCCTCAACAGGGAAGAGATGATGGATCGAGTGCTGACGGAACTCAACTACGCGCTCGGCACCGCATGTTGTGCGGACTGGTGCGGAACGGTGTTCCCTCTCACTTACGGGAGCATCGAGGTCGAGCGGATCAACTGCCATCACAACTACGTGAGCAAGGAGACCCATGGCGAAGAGACGCTACTTGTCACCCGAAAGGGTGCCATTTCTGCAAATGTCGGCGACCGAGGCCTCATCCCTGGCTCGATGGGCGCTCGCTCATACATCGTCACTGGCCTCGGAAATCCGGGCTCGTACAATTCCGCACCCCACGGTGCTGGTCGCCGCATGTCTCGCGGGGCAGCGCGTAAGCAGTTCACTCTGGAACAAGTCCGTGAAGAAATGGTGGCCCTCGGAATCGAAGCGCGCATCCGGGAAGCGATCATCGACGAAGCGCCGGGCGCTTACAAGAACATCGACACGGTGATGCACGACGCGCGCACACTCGTTCAACCGACGCACATCTTGCGTCAGATCATCAGCGTGAAGGGAGACTAGATGCCACTGCTACTTATCGTCATCGGCCTGTACCTCATGGGCAAGATCGCTCTCGCTGCAACGATCGCCCTCTGGGGCGGTATCCTTGGTATCTTCTTCGTCATGGTTGCTGCCTTGATCGCGGCGAGCAAGTGAAGACGCAAGCCCTCGGTGTGGTGGTCGTCCGTGTCCAGGTACCCGAACTGCACGACGGCCACCGTTACCTGCTCGACGCGGTCACCGGTATCCACGAGCACGTGCTTGTCGTGATTGGAGAGTCGGAAGCTCGACTCACTATCGAAGACCCGCTTACCTTCGACATGCGGAAGCAGATGATCCTCAAGGCCTACCCGACCGTCACCGTTCTTCCCCTCAGCGATCAGCCCTCTGATTATCTCTGGTCAGAGTACCTGGATGAACTGATCAAGTTCCACCAGATTAGTTCACCGAACGACACGGAAGGTGTCGTCCTCTACGGAGGCCGTGACAGCTTTCTCAAGCACTACCACGGGAAGGCGCGGACGTTCGAGCTACCCCCAGTCGAGCCTCTCTCTGGCACTGAAGAGCGAGCGAAGGTGCAGCCAGAGGACAGTGCTGCTTTCCGTCGCGGGATGATCTACGCGTCGAAGCACAAGTACCCGACGTCGTACCAGTGCGTGGACGTCGCGATCGTAGGGAACTTCGGTCAGGGTATCGAGGTTCTCCTCGGGAAGAAAAAGCGCGACAGCGGGAAACTTCGATTCATCGGTGGTTTCGTCAGCCCGAGAGACGAGACCCTTGAAGGTGCCGTTCGTCGGGAAGTGCACGAGGAGACAGGGCTCGAAGTGTACGATGCTGAGTACCTGGGATCGAACCAGATCGACGACTACCGCTACCGGGGTCCGGACAGGCTAATGTCGGCATTCTTTCTCGCTAGGTTCACGTTCGGTGTGCCTCGCGCTGACGACGATCTCGATGCTGTCCAGTGGGTCAGACTCGACCAAGCGAGGGCACTCCTCGTTGACGAGCATAAGCTGCTCATGAATCTGCTCGAAAGGAAACTCAATGCAGCCGGATAACATCCTCCTGATGACCGACAGCTACAAGGTGTCGCACTACAAGCAGTACCCTCCGGGCACCACCCGCGTCTTCTCCTTCCTCGAAGCCCGTAAGGGTGGCGAGTTCCCTGCGGTGACCTTCTTCGGCCTCTCGTACATCATCAAGAAGTACCTCGCTGGCTCTGTCGTCACGATGGAGAAGATCAACGAGGCCGCTGCCTTCTTTAAGGCGCACTTTGGGAGCGACGACTTTTTCAACCGTCGTGATTGGGAGACGATCGCCCGTTGGCATGGCGGACGGCTGCCCGTCATCATCAAAGCAGTGCCCGAAGGAACCACCGTCCCGACCGGCAACGTGCTCTTGACGATCGAGAACACGGACCCTGAATTTCCATGGCTCGTGAACTACCTGGAGACGCTGCTTGTCCAGGTGTGGTACCCGACGACCGTTTGTACCCAGTCGCGTGCGATGAAGCAGATGATCAAGGACGCGATGATCACCTCCGGCGCGGACCTTTCCGGGCTCGACTTCAAGCTCCACGACTTCGGCTACCGGGGGAGTACGAGCAACGAGTCAGCCGGTATCGGAGGTGCTGCCCACCTCGTGAACTTCAAGGGCACCGACACGATGGCGGCCCTCGTGGTGGCGAACCAGTACTACAACGAGCCGATGGCCGGTTTCAGCATCCCGGCTGCCGAACACAGTACGATCACCTCGTGGGGCCGTGACAACGAGAAGGCTGCGTACGAGAACATGTTGGCGCAGTACCCGACCGGCCTCGTCGCCGTCGTCTCTGACAGCTACGACATCTACAACGCGGTCCGCAACATCTGGGGTGAGCAGCTTCGCGACAAGGTGATGTTCCGAGAGGGCACCGTGATCATCCGGCCAGACAGCGGAGACCCGCTCCTGGTCGTTCTCAATCTGCTCAACACGCTCGGGGAGAAGTTCGGCTACAGCTTGACCCCAGAGGGGTACAAGGTCCTCAACCCGAAGGTCCGACTGATCCAAGGCGACGGTATCGATAAGCGGTCACTCGCGACGATCCTCGCCGGCATGCTCGGTGACAAGTGGAGCATCGACAACATCGCGTTCGGTTCTGGTGGCGGCCTCCTTCAGAAGATGGACCGCGACACCTGCCGCTTCGCGATGAAGTGCAGCGCCGTCGAGGTGAAGGGCCAGTGGCGGGACGTGATGAAGCACCCGCTGACGGACCCGAGCAAGAAGTCGAAGGCCGGCCGTCTCATGCTCCTCAAGTCAGAAGGCAAGTTCATCACGGGCGTGGAAGACCCGGCGCTCAACGAGAAGAACTACCTCGTGCGCGTGTTCGAGAACGGGCTCCAGTATGAAGTGCCCTCGCTGGCTGCGGTCAGAGACCGGGCGGCTCTGTGAAGGAAGTTTCGAAGGAAGAATTCACGAAGATGCTCGATGCCATCTATGAACACGGTGCTAACCCCGAGATACTCCATGGAAAGTGTCCCCACTGTGGCGCACCCTTTTCGTACGTGAACGGGCACATCACTGGACACCTTCCTAGTGAGTGTCAGAAGGGGCACCTTGAATGTTCTGGGAAGTAGGCTTTCCAATCATCTGCATCGCAGCCATCTCTTTCTTCGTCGGCATGTTCATCGGCGTCAACATCAACATCGAGAGGAAATACCCATCATGAAGAAGTCTCTCCTCACCATCCTCGCCCTGCTCGTCGCGGTCAACGCTAGCGCCGGCTCGCTCCAGTTGTCGGCGACCACCCGTCTGATGTCGGACCTTCGCAACCCCACCGAGGGCACTCTTGCTCTGGAGCAGTCGGGCGCTCGCCTCGGGGTCAGCCTCGGGAACAACGAGCGCCTGTCGTTCAGCGCGGACCTGCTCGCCCGCTCGAACGACGGCTTCTACGGTGGCGTTGGCCTCGTGGGTGACCGGCTCGACGACTCTGCTTTCATCGTCGAGAGCACCTCGGACACTACGACCACGTACCGTCCGCACGATCGTGGGAAGCACAAGGGTGACAAGCACAAGCGGAAGGGCAAGAAGGTGACCGTGATCACCGAGCACCTGAGTGTTCGCTCGATCGGGGGCCTCGACCTGGGAATCTCGCCCTCGCTCTTCCTCGGTGTTTCTGCCCGACGTGGACTCTTCGCCGAGTCGCGCGTCCTATTCAACGATGGCAGCGTGAGCAACCGCACGTCTGTCGGCATTCGTTTCTAAGGAGAACGAGATGAACGAGATCACCTTTGTTGGTTGGCCGAAGATCGCGCGCCTCAATCGCGACATCGTCATCACCGAGAAGCAACGATGAAGAGTCGAAAAAAGCGCATAAACACCGGTCAAAAACGACGTACGCACAACGAGATTTTCATCTCGGACCTTGAAGGACAGATCGAGCGCCTCTCTCGTTTACTCAAGCGGCGGAACCGAACGATCCGGTTACTCCGTGGCGACGTGTCGTGGCAGAAAAAACACGCCAAGCTAGAGCACGGTTGCGATGGTTTCCTCTGCTACATCACTAACATCGAGCCGAGCAGCACGCCGTTCATCTCATCTACAACTACGACGTCCACTAAGGGAATGTTGCACGAGTGGGTCACCGATGGGCTCCTCACGCCGGCTAATCAAAAGCTCGGTTGGTGGTGGCGCGTTCCGTACGGTTGGTGGCTCAAGTTCAAACGCGTCCTCTTCCATCGGAGCAGACTAATGAGTTACCCAACCGTCCTCGGCCCGTGGTTCGTCGTCCAGCGTCTCAAGGACGACCGTACCGTGTCGGGCGACTTCATCGGGATGGAGTACTATCAGGCGCAGGAGGACGGTGACGGACTCTGGACACTCGACCAGGGGAGCGCGCTCCTCTTCATGTCGCTTAACCAAGCAGCACGTGTCGCCTCTGCTGAAATGGCGCACGTGCGTGTGCTGACGTCTCGCGACGAAGCGAAGGAGTTTGGTCGTGGATGAAGGACAGTACCAAGAGTACCTCCTACGCGAGCAACGCCTCCGGAGCATCTACGAAGATATCTTGACGCAGTTGCGGAAGGCGGAAGAGAAGCACCCGAAGTGGCCGAGCGACCCGATCCGCCAGATCGCTGTCGTGATTGAAGAGGCGGGTGAGACACTCCAGGCCGTCCTCAATCTCGTCGAGTATCGTGAGAAGTTCGCCGAAGGACAACTCTTCACGGATGAGGAGTTCGCCACGTACAAGGAACTGGAAGCGAAGATCGAGAAAGAGGCGCTCCACACCGGGGCGATGGTGTTCCGATTCCTCCAGCAGCGGAGGGCACGTGACAGTCAGAGAACTGCGTGAAGCGTTGAAGGATGCGCCGCCCGACGCGCACGTGGAGTTGAGCACGTGGGATGATGGTTGTCAGGGGGGCGACTATTGCGGGGAGTACGCTGAGTACGTGGAAATCCCGCTCAAGACGATCGAGATCAGACCACACAGCAACTTGG